GAGATCTAGTACGGTCTCGTGGGCTCGGAGATGTGTATAAGAGACAGCTCCTGCACAACTGGAGCAACCGCTATAGCATCCAGTAGAACACAGACCAGTACAGCTTGCTCTGCACCCCGTGCTTGACTCAGTTTTGCTCCTAGAAGATAAATCGTTGAGCTTGGCCAACGCATTTCTCATCGTTTCCGCAAGGATTATCGTTCCTTTTCTCGGCGTCGTTTCTACACCATCAATGGCATCCAGCGGCTCCGTAATCTTCCGAATGTATTCCCGGCCAATTTCTATGTCTCGAGATGGAGCTGTAGAGTATTGATACTCAGCACCGCCATAGGCAGACATACTGCCAATACTACCGTCAGCGGATCGCCTGGAAATTTCGCTGTCCACCATCTTTTTTAGGTCAGTGAAATCCTCCGTCGTAATCAAATCGCCCCTGTCGGCCATAATCTCACCCCTTTACCCTGACACGAATCCGCCGCACATCTGTGCGGTCATCTCCTTCAACCGCATAACCCACAACTATCTCCAGCGCAGGAGACTCGCAAGCCAGAGCCGCGCGGCCCACACCGGGTTTCTCGCTGGGCAAAATAATATCCCCAGTATGTACCGGCCCGACAACCCTTGTCATGACACGTCCGGCCAACGCAATGGGGATGTATTTTTCTCTGTTCGTTTCCTCGTACCCTTTTCCTTTATCAGGAGTCTCACCACCAATGAGACAGGCGTATTCGTCAGAGTGTACCCCCACCACACGGCGCGAAGTGTTGGTGGCTTTTATGTACCTTTCAGACTGACTATTAAGATCAAGGGCGATTATGTCGCCGGGCTGCGTGCTCTCACCGCGAGGCATGTACTCGGCGTAGTCGCTCCACACCGCATTGTAAACACGGCGTGCTGAAATGTCTTCTTCGATGCCGAGCGACTTAAAATGAGCATCACCGGTAGACGAAACATAGTGCGAGGTGCCATTGGCAAAGTATACCGTACCTGTGAAGGTGCCACCTGCGTTGCGCATAGCGCCCAAATTCTTACAGGCATCCGCCGATGTTTCGGCTCCGGTTCCGCCTCGTTCAATCGTCATGGTTCCGCTCGTAATATCGGAGGTCGAGTGCTCGTGCTTCGATGCTGCGAATTCGGTCGAATGCTTTCCGTTGAGCATCTCCACATTGCATCCTTCCATCAAGCCAGCTGATGCAAGGGCTGCTATAATTTTGGTTGCTGTAAAGTCCTCTTTTGACAGTGCATCATTTGCGGTGTGCTTTACCGTATTCAGGTCCGAAACGACCTGATTGAGCAACGCACTCAGGATATAAGTGACCATGTTGAACTGCTGACTTGTCGGCTTGCCATTCACGCCGCCAACAATCGCAGCCCAACCGCCTTTCCACTCATCCAAGGAGATGTCCTGTTTAACGCCGTCTGCGGAAAAAGCCACCGAAGCATACTCTGCAAGTACTTTCGCCATAAAATTTCCCTCCTGTCAACTGATAGACTGCGCAAACCGGCCCTCGCCAAAGCCCGCAACTCGCGGATTCAGGTCTGCAAAGCCAAACGTTTCCGCATCTTCTGTCGAGTAATTCACTCGGACTTTGACACCCGCCGGGCGTACGATAATGTCATGGGTGCCCAAAATAGACAGCACCATATCGGAAAAAGGTGCCGAAACCGATAAGAAAATCGTAGCCGGAACATCCCGGCGTTCACTATAAACGACCTGCGTTGCCCCGAAAATAATCTTTGTCGCTTCGATGATTTCATCAGGCGTACACCGACAGGAATTGACAAACGCCTTATACTTCAAGCATATCCGATAAATATCATCATCGTCTGCAAGCTCTCGGCTTCCAATCATTGCTCCTGCTTGCTGGCGGGACATACACACAAGCTGTCCCAGTCTGTCCAGCCAGATACCGGTGCAGGCATCAAAGTCATTTAGCTTTTCCAGACTGCTCAGGAACAGCAACGCATTCTCATATTCCGGAGAGAGCGACCAGATGATTCCGTCGATATTCGACATTTTTTCTACACTGAGGGGAGTTTCCTGCAATACTTCGTATCCCATCAAATCACCTCTTTGCTAGAAAATTGAAGAATCCATTTTCCGGCCGAATTTTTGCGATAGATTGCGGGCGGGTGAATGATTCTCGCTACGCTGCCCATCTCGCAGTCAGAGGGCAGATCAGTCAAATCTTCGATGGTATCGCAGATATAATCGTCCACCTTGCTTTCCTCATACGCTTCCAGCTGAAATTGCATCGGGAGTTTGCTGCGCATTTTCTTATAAGTATCAATCACGTTTTCACCACCCGGATTCCATCTATGCTGATAATCGGTTGCTGGTTGATTTTGATAGGCACAGTGCCAGTTTTCATTGAGCTATCTGCCACTCCCTCAATGTCTGGCTTCTCGCTCAACAGACCACGAATCTCAATATAGTCAACACCTGCCACAGTTCCCAAAATGGGCCGAATGAATTTCTGTAGACGAATTGTAGTGCCAGCCTGAAGATTCTCATCCAGCAAAAGAGATTTGATTCGAGCCGTATAGTCATCATCCAGCCCGCCAGAACTTGTCACCGTAACGGACAGAAGCAGATAAACATCATTCACCCGCGTAAACTCCACATACTGGCGGTCTCCGTTGATGTCCGTAGCATAGGCATAATGGTCACCGTACGCACGGATTCCGCCGGCTTTGTTTTTCCAGATGATGTCTGCCACATCATCATCACTGCCGCCCTGCACCACTATTTCAATGCTATGCGGCGGTCTGCCATCCGAATCTGTTGTGTCGTTGTAATTCTCGTACCCGGCGGCAAACGTCACTCCATCCACATCGCTGTACAAGAGAGAAACAATGCTCGCAACAGTACCCGTGCCGCGACTTGCAACACGGTTCGTATAGCTTGTTCTCGCTTCGGCATCCGTCTGCGTGAGCCGCCCTTTTATCGGAGCAATTTCATTCGTACAGGATGTCCAGCCGTCAACCATCGTGACAATTTGAGTAATAACGCCATCCGCCAGAACAAAACTTCCGTATTCGGTGCTCTCAAATTGGATGTTGCTCGTCACCTCAGACACCGTGATATACTTGCAGAGTGAGGCAGAAAAGCTGTCAGATGCGCCCGCTGTTCTCAGGACAATCGAATGATTCCCTTGCATATCAAGCTCATCCGAAACTGAGATTCCGAATTTACTCAGGGCATCAAAGCCCTGCAATGCCGCAAGCATCTGCGAGTAGGCATCGCTATACGATGTGACAGTCATTTTCTTGGTGATGCTGGAGCTTCCCTCGTGTGTCCCCACTTCTCCGCCGGTCGCATTGCGAGAAACTCCAAACTCAAATGTAATTTCGCCGGAAATGCTCTCGATGGGTCGGATGGAAAGTTTTCTCCAGTTGGAGCTGGAAATCGTAGATACGCTGACGGCCTGAAATGTTCTCAGAGGGCGATTGTTCGACTGAATCATTGCGCCAACAGGAATTACAGTACCTTCCTGGCCTGTGCAGGAAATGAAATATTTGGTCTTTGCCTGACCTATCCGGTTTACGCCGCCCACCTGCATCACATTATCCAAAGCGACTCCCTGCGCCGTATTGGGAAAAAGCTGCTGACACGAAGCAGCAAAAGCCTCCCAGAGTTCCGCAGGAGCATCAGCGAAAATCGTAAACAGGACATTTATTATGCTCTGTGGATTCTCCGATGGGTCGATTCCAATTTCATCCTTGAATCTTTTACAAATATCGCTGTAGATTTCATCCAGACGGCGCATCTGAAAACCTTTATCAGTCACTCCATAATCCGACATGAGATAACTCCACCTCGCTTTGTATTTTCCCTTCTGTAGTGGTTGCCGTAAAAGAGGCCCGTAGCGTCCGGCTCTTGGCATCCTTTACCAAGCTTATGCTCCCGACCTCTGTAACTCCGTCCACAGCGATAATCTGGTTTCGAAGGGCTTTTTCAATCAGCGCTCTATTCGGAGTTTTGACGAGAATTGTTTCAAAGTAAGGTGTACCCATGGCCGTATTGAATACCCATTCGCCCTTGATCCATCGCAGGCGAATTTGGATGCCCTGCCTGACGGCATCTATGATTTCAAAATCGCCCGTATCGTCGATAAACAGGTCGCCGTTTGCCGCGAGCGCAAGGTCTTTTGCCATTACACCGGTCCTCCTGTCGGTCCATGTACGCCCACATGAGTGTGCGTATTCATCGTGATTCCGCCGAGCGTCAAAGTTCCGGAAATATCCACATTGCCCTGAATCTGAATATTTCCTTCGACTTTCACGTTTCCGGAAACATTGACAGCCGATGTGGTAATTTTCACATCGCTGCTCGTCACCTTGATTTCCGACCCACCCCTTTGTATAAGGATGGAATCATCCGTCATGGTCACGATGGTATCTTGCTTTTTTAGCTCGATATTGTCTTTTTTCACTGTGATGGTTGCAGTCGGTGCAAACATCACCGCTGCATCTTCATCTCCAGCGCGTTTTACCTGTTCTCCGGCCGAAGAAGATAATCCGGGTAACAATGTCGCATTGGACAAGTCCCATTTCAGATCCGTACCGGACCCGCCTTCTCCAAAAAGCGCAATGCAGCCATCGCCTGAATGAACCGGAAATGCAAATCCTATCGTCCCTCCTGCTCCTGTAGGCATCAAAATAACCGTGTCGGAAACTTTGGGATACTGAATCTCACGGCCATCGTCTGTTGTAACTTTTAGGTTCGGGGTGAGTTCGGCATGGAAATTATCATCCACATTTCCGACTTTTGCTGGTGCGGATGTGTGGATGTTATCTCCGGCATATTGACCAATGAGGTTCACGACCGCTTCGTAGAGATCCTGCTGCACGTTATTTCACCTCCACGAACTGCCCTACGCACTGCCAATCATCGCCCTCTGTATCACCAGAGAACTTGATTTTTGATGCTCTGTAATTTCCCTTGTACTTTCGGGACTCGACTTTTACATAATCGTCAATCTGAATATGCCCATTCAGCGAATACGTGACTTCGATTCCCTTTTTTGCCTTGCGCTTCGTTGTGTTCGAGGTTGCCTTTTGTCCGCCAGACGAAGATTTGCTACTGGTCGATGCCGATTCAAAGACCGGTTTCGGCGAACCAATCATGCCGGAATCAGCAGACAGGACATAAGCCGCCATCGTCATTGGCTCATCCAGAGCGCAAATCTGGATGATGCCATTTTGAACACTCCACCGCAGCTTGCTTCTGTCGCATACTCGACCGATCAGGGTTTTTCCTGTACCCACAAAGGCAAAATTCTTGAAGTCAATTAGCTTTGCGTTGGGAGAAAATTTGACTTCGCACCCCATCTCTTGAGCCGCATCTCTCACGATTTTTTCTCCGTTCACCGAACCGGAATAGCTGAGACTCAGTGTGGTATCTCTCGCAGAAGTAAAGCTATCCACAAACTCGATTGTGGTTTGCTGGTCGGCTCCGTTGGTGTCAGTTTCAAAGTATGTCAGAGACCCGCCCATAAGCACCGGCAAGTCGTCCCCGTAGCCTGCCCGAAGCTCAATCAGGCAATCTTCCTGTTCCAGCAGCCGTAAAGTTTCATCCGATAAGTTCCAGAGTGTGATCTTGCCTGTATTGGAGCTTGAGCTATCCCCCACCTCACACGAAAAAGAGCACCGAATTGCTCTGCCGGTATCCTCATTCGGTTTTCCGATTTCCCGGCCGACAGAGCTGTTTTTCCCGATGCGTACCCTATATTGCCTATTCCAGATTTCCATCCGCTACACTCCAAGCTGTTTAGCAGGAAGATACAGAAGTTTGGCCGAACCATTTGTAAAATCGTTACGTCCAATTTCTGCATTCTCCGTCTGAACCCCAAGAACACCCGGCGGGCCTCCTTGGACTTGATAATAAAAGTTCCAGATTGTCCCGGGTACAAGACGGGCCATGCCGATTATGATGTTCATCTCTGCATCGTAGACGCTCAGCATCCAGAATCCGCCGTATGCGTTCCACGTTAAGCGTAGATTGTAATACACTTCATCGAGATTCACTCTCATAATGGAGTCATTTCTGTCCGGCACAGAGATTTCATAGTATTCCAAATCCATCCTCTATACCTCACTTAAAAAGGCCTATCGCCTTAGCCCCAGAGCAAAGTATGCTACTGCGGGAAGATTTCTTGCTACCATCAGAGGATTTCGCAGAGGCCGAAGATGTGCTTTTTTGGCTTGCGCCGGTGTTCTTCTTCGACGTTCCCCCGCGGGCATACTTTATGCTGATATTTGCGGTCTCCGTTGCGTTGATGGAGACCTGCTTCAGCTTCAGAGAGATTCTTTCGCTGTTGCTCGTCTCCTTGGGAAATGTAATGCTCTCTATGCAGACGTTCTCATAGCTGTCCCCGCCCGCCGTGAAGGTCACAGGCTCCTTTTTCTTCCACATCTGACGCAGTTCTTCGATTGCACTTTCCACCCGGCTTGACGAAGCTGCATGCCGGTCGGCCCATGTGACCGGTGCATTGGAAACGACCGCCTCCACGTCAAGTGTCACAGGCTCTAAGCAGACGTTATCACTAACCGAGTATCCTTCCTCTGTGGCATAATCAGGAATTTTACTTGACAATGTTTCCGGGCGCTTGATGATTGCATCAAACTCAAATTCACCAAGTCGAGCAGGCTGTGTTGCGGCCATAGGCATCACCTCCCGTATGTGAGCGCACGTGCGAGATCACCGGTGGATTGCGAGGACTGAGAGCTGACCTCAGATTGCAGCTTAGATGCCGCATTCCTGTCGCTTACGTTGAATGTGTAAGTCTGACGGTTCTCCTGCTTTACCGTAACGGTTTTATTGTTTGTGGTGCTGGAAATTAGTCTCTGGGCGGCAGTTGTTGTAGACACCGGCCTGCCACCGGCAACAAATGCACTGGTGGCATTTTTATTGGCACGTCCAGCACCACCAGGGCCCTTGCCGCCGCCCATTCCGTCAAGGTCGGATGGGCTGTCATTGCCGCCATTGAAGAAGTTTGTAATGCCATCCCACAGATTTCTCGCCCATTCAATTTTTTCACCGAACCAGCCAAAAAAGCCTTTCAGCCAGTTCCACATTGATTGCGCACTCTCTTTGAGTGGATCCCACAGGTCGCCAAATACGGCGCCTCCAATTCCGTTCAGCACATCAAGGAAATCTTGCCAGAGTTCCTTGCATCCAGCCAAAAATTGTGTCCAGTCTCCTGTTTGGAATCCAGTAATCAGACCCGCCAACAGGTCAAACAGATGTTTGCCCAGCGTGATAATATCTGCGCTCAGGTCAACAAGTCCCTGCCACAGCCATTGCAGAACTGCAAGCACGTTATCGCCGTGCTCACTCCAGAATTGCTTCAGACTATCAAAGGCATTTTTTCCGAATTGTTTTGCATCAGAGAAGAAATTCGAGATTTTTTCTCTGAGCGCATCGACATCCACGCCAGCATCGATTAAGAGTCGCCCAAAAACGCTGTCTCCGCCTTGCAGGAAAGTAAAAACATCTTCCAGCACAAGGAACAACAGAAGCCATTTTGCGGCCGCGAGCGCCGTTTGGACATTAAATCCTTTTAGCAACTTTACGGCCCCGCCAAGGAACGACAGCACCTTATTCCCGTTTGTTGCGAGAAAAAGTGCCGTCGCCGCCAGCGCAATTAACTTCAGTAGCTGTTCCACGCCGCCCAGCTTATCCGAAACACTCTTGAGCCACGATGTGAATTTTTGTGCTTTCCCTATCAGAAAATCACTTATATTTTTTATTTCGGTTCCAATGCGGGTCGTGATATTGAGCATATCGTCCATGCCCGCAATCCAAAGTCCCCACTGATTTCTGACATAGGTAAGAGCGTCTCCAATTCCAAAGCCAAGTTCATCAAAGTTCTTTTGAATGTCACTTTCCGCCGCGAAAAACGCTTCTTTCAGTTGCTTTGCGGAAAGTTTTCCGCTCTCTGCCAGATTTTGAAGTTGCTTTTCGGACACCCCCATTGCAGACGAAATGGCTTTTACAACCTCTGGGGCTGCTGTCTTTAAGTTGGAAAAGCCAGACTTGTCCAGCTTGCCCGAAGAGATGGCCTTTTGCAGCACACTCATGGTGCTGTCAAGATTCGTCTCTCTTCCGGATCCCTTTTCCAGCTTTTCGACAAGCGAAACAAACTTTACGGCATCATCAACCGGGAACAGTTTGCTGTTCAGCTGCACCAGCTTTGTCACGTCCCCCGCCATAACCCCGTATTCTTCACGGCAATCCTGAGCCCCTTGCAGAATCTTTTGCTGGATTTCCGCTTGGTCTCCCAACTCGCGGGTTGCTCCGCGAATTACATCGTTAATGCCGCCAAATTCTTCTGCTATGCTGCTCAGCTGCGTAAAAGAGAATCCAATTCCGATGACGCCAAGAGCCTTAGCCGCAAAGCTTTTCACCTCACCAATGGCGCTTTTCGCCTCGTTGATGGAACTCTTGTCAATCTTGAACAGAATCTGATTTACAAACTTTCCAATTACAGTTTCCTTCGCTGCCACTTATGTATCCCCCGCTCTGTCTTCTTGGCTTTTGGCATACTCAATGTCCCGCTGCATCATAATCAGATCGTAAAGCTTCAGCATTTCATCCAGATTATAGACATAGGACAGTTCGTACATCGAAGCCACCCGCTCACGAATCAGGGTATACATAACCCATTCAAGGCTCGTTACTCTGTCGTTGTCGAATTCTCCATACTGTTCGAGCTGCCCGCCCGGCGCACTTTGATAAGGCCTCCAAAGAGGGTGCTCGCATCTTTGAAAAAACCACTGAAATTCAGGCGAATGACCTCTGCGCAAAGATTGAGCATTCCAGCAAGGTACTGGCAGAAGATTTCATCGAAGTCATCTTCAGTCATAACCTTATAACGACCTTCTTCGGGGTTCAGGGCAAGGACATTGCTGTGTTCCAGCAGAAGTTCGCTCACCAGCTTGGACAGTGCTTTGCCATTGATGCGGCCCAGTGCCTTTACCAAAGAGTCCTTATCCATGTCCATGCCATCGAACATTTCCATGCTGACAGCGTCCTTATTGTCACTTGCGACAGACACGGTTCCAAGGATGGGCAAAATGATGGATGCCACATCACCAAAGATGTAAATGGAATCCTTTGCACCAAACGGGCGAACCTTGAACCGGTATTCGCCAACCGTGATATCGCGCATTTCCATGCGTTTCAGTTTCATGTAAAGCCATCCTTTCAGTTTTTAGGATCCATCTTACCAACAGCACGCAGCGTCCACTCCTGAGTAGGCGCTGTTTTTCCGTAAGCAATGGGAGCCGGCTTGGAGACCCATGCCTTGGATGCCGTAAAGTTCGGGTTTTGGCCCAAATCTTTTACCTGCATATTGAAAATGCCGCTGCCCGGCATCTGCTTGTTGTTGTTGTACTGCTTCATCAGCCAGGCATTTGTTTTAGAGCCATACTGAAGAACCAGCTTGATTTCAAAGCGAGGGTCATCCGGAATCGAGATTACCACCTCGCCGTCAGCGCCTGCTTCGTCCGTCACTCCGTCACCCTGCGGAGTTACGGAGATAAAGCTATCCTCCGCAAATCCAGAGGGGATGTGCGTACCCATAGAGCAAATGATGTTCTTCGAGGAATAAACGGTAACGTCTCCACGCATTTAACGATTCTCCTTTCTCAGTAGTTCAGAGTGCCGCCGATTTTTGCGGCAATTAGTGCACCGGCCAGTTGAGCCGACCATGTCACACCGGTAAGTTTGCGGCTCTTGCGGGTAGCTGCATCCAGATCGGCCGCACGGGGGACGGTGACAGTATAGGACTGTGTTGCTTCGCCATCTTCAGAAGACGCCTCCTGCACGATGCCGCCGGCGCGAACGCCCTCTTCCAGTGCATCAATGACAGCGTTCTGCACCAGCGCAATTCCTTGATCTGTGAACGGTACCTTAGACAAGCCAAGGAACAGATTCAGTACTTTGGACTGAATCTCAGTTTTCAGCCAGTCACGGAAACGAATTGTGTCAATCCACTCGCCACCGCTCACCTTGCCGCCCTGCACCATAGCTTTGTTTCCAACCGCGGTGTAATACGAAATATTCTTTGCTTCAAGGCTTGCAATGTCCATCGTGGACAAGGTCTGCGCGGAAATCGTGGGCAGGGACTTGAAGCACCACTGCTCACTGCCCGGGTCATAGGAAAGAAACCGGGCGGCATAGGCACAGTTCACGCAGTCGCCCTCAGAGGTAGCGTGAATAACAGCCGTGCGAAGCATTGCATCCGAGACAGGGGAAGCCGAGATGCCTGTTGTTTCGCAAATGCAGAGTTTCTCGTTGGCTTCCGTCCAGTCAGCAATGCCCTGATAAAAGTTCTCGTTGATGCCCGCCGGGCAGATGCAGTACCAACCCGGTCTCCCAATGGCGCGGTCAAGGGTCGCATCCACCTTCTCAGGAGAGCCGCTGGACAACTTCTGTACCGCGATCATGACGGTAGAGGGCTTCGGGGACTGGCTGAAGACCTTGCTTGCCGCAATGTACACGGGATCTTCTGCCGTAAATCCGGCATCCTTGAGGTCCTGCAGATTGGTATAGCTGGCAACATCCGGCGTACTGTTTCCGCCGGGCGTCTTAGGCAGAGGCCCCATGATAAGGATGGTATCATAGCCGCCATCAATGGACATTGCTTCCGAAATCTGGATATTGACCTCAACGATTTTGTCAATGTTCACGTTGCTATCGCTCCTTTACTTATTTTCAAGTTCTCTCTTGACCTCAGCTTTGTCGAACCATCCGGCTTCCACATCGGCAACATCTTTTGCTGCCGCGCTGTCGTGGTCTTCCGAATAATCTCCGATGGATGGGGCCAACGCCGCGTACCCTTTCGTACACTGCATAAAATTCACAGAAAAAGAACAGCGCGCCCTTTCCACGCCGGGCGCGCTGTTATGAATCGCTTCTGGAATTCCTTCTGCGTATACCGTGATGTTTATGGAGCGCATTTTATCGCTCGCATAATGGCTGTCAAAGAACTGCACCGCTTGGTCAAGGTCATCAACAGCCGTTGGCAATCCAACCTTTTTTATGCCCCCTGCATGGCTCGTTTTGCTTCCAGTGACCAACTCGGCTGAGAACGGGATATGCTTGCTTTTCTGCTGTTGAAAAGTTCCATCTTCAATGCTCTCAAATACTCCGGTCGTATCTACGCTTTCAAAATCGAGAACGATATACGGCAACGGCGGGCGCACTGCATTCGGATAGCTGTAGATTACCTTGCATTTGGGATACAGTTCTGCGAACATGAGCCTAACAGCCTCCCGGCACTCAGCTGGTGTCATTGATGCTTTCCTCCTTCTCCCCGTCAACAGCTTCAAACTCCGAAATCCAGTGTTTCAGGATGGTGTTGCCCCAGTAAATCGACGATTTACAAGCGTACCACTTTCCCATATAAAACAGCCTGTCGCCCGTTGTCTGATCGTCCGGCTCGGTCGGTAAGAGTTGAACATCGCTGTACACAGTCAAAACGCCCATTGTCGAACGACCACTTGAATCGTCCTGATTCCGGCGTGTTTTTGCCTGCACATCAAGCGGAAACTGTACATCCGTATAGGCTGTCTCGGAGGTACCATGCCCCCAGCTTGTACCCTTGTAACGGCGCACCGTGTACATCTGCTTAAAAATGTTCATTTCTTTCCTTTCACGATAACGTACTGGCAGTTCTGCCGCATAAAGCCGGTGTCTATCAAGGGCTTTGTTGAGCCTTTTCCCTCAACATACACCGGCACCGGGCCTTTCTTGCCATACTCGTTTATCATCCAGCCGCCCTCAACCGTTATCGGCGCATTTGGAGTCCATTCTTCGCCTTTTATCGCTTCTTGAATCATGGACTTCGCCTGCGAGCCTATCGCGTTGGCAACCGCATCGGCAGTGTCCAGAGAGGACAATGCCTGCTGCGAGAACTCCGAAAGTTCCTCCGAATGCTTTTTGATTGTGTCCATAAAAGGGCGGGCAGGTATCATCACAGAGCCATCCTTGTGGACAGTTCCGTAGTGGTTCCAGTATACGATTTCAGCCAGTGACGTTTCGCCATCTGCCGCTTTCTGGTCTGCCTGATACCCAACCTCTATGGTCACATCTTCCAGTTCATTCAGCCGGTTCATTGTTGCAATTCCATCCGGGGTCAAGTCAAGGCCCAAATCTCCAGCGGTAGCCATAGGCCGTGCCTCCTTACCGAATCATAATGGGGACGATATGCCGGTTACGAATCGCAATGAACTGCAATCCGTAGGAAGTAAGCTGATATTCTGCATCGCCCGTCGTTCCCGCCGTGCTGGTAGCAAAGGAAATGCTCACACCACCTTCGGAAACACTGGCTAAGCGGCCCGTGTTTGAGATAGTTCCGAGAGAACTGTCACCATTGCCAGCCATTTTCATGGCATGGCAGACCAGCAACGCCACCGCCAGATTGTAATCCGCACCGAACTTCTTTTTGGAAATGACCGGCGCTTGCAGGCCGATCCAAAAAGAAACGTCCTCGTCCGAAGCGGATTTGAACTCGGTGCCAACCATCTTTACAATTTTGGTAATGGCGGTTACGTCAGGAGAATCCATCAGGATTCACCGCCCGCAGGAGCATCGGCAGGAGCGTCAGCTTCGGAATCGTTCTTCACGTTCTTTCCGCGCGCCTTTTTCTCCTGAACCTCCTGAAGCAGGCCCATGCTGATGTAAAATGCCATTGCATCATCATAGGTCGCATCGACCTGCGCAGTTTCGCCGGGGAGCAGAGAGATGGAGCCGATGCAGATGGGCTTCACCGAAATGTTTTTGACCTTCATAGTCGGTATCTCCTTTCTTACAGACCGTAGACCAGACAGGCAGACAGCGGATAAGGAATCATCATGCCTGCATCGCGGCCCTCGCAGTTGATAACGATTTCCAGATTGCGATCCTGCGGCGCGTGCTGAAGGAAAGCCATGGGAACATCGTGGGACATCTTGTCCGGGTCTTTGGTGTACAGCAGACCGATATTCTTGCCGGTGCTGTTATAGTCCTTGTTGCCCTTGGACAGTTCGCCGGCAACTTCCCAGTTCTTAATCTGGGGAGTGTGATCCTTGATGTAGGACAGGACGGATTCGCCGGTGCCATCGATGCGGCGCAGGTTCAGGCTGGTGTACAGGTCGTTGGGCATGACCCAGCTGTCCGGGTGCTCCACATTCTGGGTCAGGGTGTCGATGTAGTTCAGGATGCCGGCAATGTCGGCCGCAATCTCGTCTGCGGTCTTGGATGCCCAGTCGGCCTTACCAGTTGCACCGTTCTGCAGAGTATAGATGGGGATATTATTGCCGGAGGACAGAACGCCGATGATGCCCGTCTTCTCGTCGCCGTGCCAAATCAGGTGATTCACCTTGACATCGTACACCCGGCGGGCCGCTTCAGCACGCGCAGAGTCCAGAGACTTCATAATGCCCAGAACCGCATTGCGGCGGCAGGCACGCAGTTCCTGCACGTTGTAGCCGTAGCTGTCGCCGATGTTGACGATTTCCGCACGATGGGGAGTGCCCTTCACGTCAACTCGGGGCAGGTCGCTGGCGTAGTTGGCGATAACATCAGCAAAGCCGACCGGCTCATAGCTGTAGTATTCGATATACGCAGCGCCCTCATCGGTTTCGCTGGTCTGAGGGAAGATCTTCAGGCCGGACAGTTCCGGGAAATCCTTATCGTATGCCTTGGTTTTGACATGAGCCAGCTGCTTGGCAAAGAAGATACCTGCATTGTCGGCTCCGTCCAGACGAATCTTCGTGCCGGGGAACGGGTTCTTATATGCTTGGTTAATCAGGGAGGCGCACTTGCCATTCAGGGCAAGGCGGTCTTCCTCGCTGTAACCGTTGGCGGGGTCGAAAGGATTGTACTTAGCCATATTGAACCTCCTTAGATCTGCTCTGCGAACTGGGCGGGTGCAATGCCGTTCTGGGCCGCACCGATGAAGCGGGCCTTGACCGCCAGATTGGTACCCTTGGTCGGGGTGAACTTGCCTGCATCGTCGCCGGTAATCACAAGGTAAACCGGCTGACCGTAAGCAGGCTCTGCCTGATCGGCCAGCTGCACCCACATCTTGCCAGTCTGACAGACATCCAGAATCTGGCCTTTGCGCAGGAGCACGGCACCATCATCGTCCATCTCCGTATTGGCGCTGTACATCACAACGCCCTCGAACTTCTCGGCGGTCACGCCAGTTGCAGGAAGGGTGATGTCCTTGCCGGGCTCCGCACCCTGCACAACGCCGCAGCCAAAGAACAGCTTGCCATCCTCTGCGCTGTTCCGGCGGGTGACCGCATCGTAATTCGCACGGTCATAAAGCAGGCCGGGCATACCGCGGCTAGGCTCGCCGTAGTTCATCTGTACTGCCATATTGCTCATAGCTTAGCCCTCCTTCTCGCCAGCATGACGCTGGATCATACGATTGCGAGCCGCATCAGGGTCGTTCTTCTTGCCCGCATTGCGGACTGCCGCATTTGCGGAATCAGCATTGAACACCTGTCGGCGCTGGTCTGCCACGGTCTTGCGGCCGTTGACTTTGCCCTTTGCGATGTCGAAGGCCGCGTTGATGTAGGCTTTGCTCTTGCCATCCAGACGCATACCCGGAATAACGGCATGAACGACCTTTTTCTTTGCCTGCATTACCGGCATGGATTCCATGCCATCCAGATGCAGCTTATCGCCCAGTCGGCACAGTTCCACACGCTGACTGACCTGCGCGGCAATGGATGCGGCGCTGTCATGGTTCAGCTGGTTGCTGGAATCGTCCGAGGTGTCATCCTCATCTTCGGTAGGCTTGGTGCCGTCCTCTGCGGCATCAGCGCGGGCATTTGCGGCATCCAGCATAGACAGCAGGGTGTTGATGTCCGCCTTGGCCGGGCCATCTTCCATAGCATCACGGCGGGCGGTAATGTCTGCCAGTACGTCCGGCTTCGTAGGGTCGTCACCTTCGCCCTCGTCCTCGGTGGGCTTATCGGTGGTATCACCAGCCGCCGGGTCGTTTTCATCGTCAGCAGTAGCACCGTTGGTAGCCGCGATATAGGCTTTGAGTGCTGCTTCAAGGCCTGCCGGGTCAAGAGCAGGGACCGCCGCAGGAGCGCCGGGAGCCTCTCCATCATCAGCAGTGGGCTTTGTAGTTTTCACAGCAGTATCATCGTCCTGCGTGGGGTTGTTCATCTTCTCGTTCTCGTCCATAGGGGGTGTACCTCCATTGTTATCTTGGCTGTCCATGTTCAAGCGTGCATCATCACCTGCACGGGCGACAGCAACCAGCGCAAGGTGATTCACACGGATATTGGTCTGGATTGCATCATACGGCTCTCCATTCCATTCTCCGGGTTCCATGATAAGATCCTGATAGTATCCGACAGACAGTTCCCGCAGGCCCGACGCCTTTACAGCATCGGGGTCGTCAATGACGATTTTGGCACGGACGGTCTCGCCGTCCTGCTGTCCGGTAGTCAGGATTGTTCCCACTCTCTCCCGGCGGGCATTGTCTTTGTCTATCACCTGCGCATCGTGGGTAATGATGATGGGCTTTCCCTCATAGCTTGCAAGGCTCGCCGGGTCAAACACATCTTCCGGCCTGCGCAGTTCTCGACGTTCCGAACCATCTTCCAGCTTATACTTGAAGATGCCCGTGCGGGTCAGGATGGGGTTATCATAAAAATATCCCTCGGTGCTGTAATGCTCATCGACAGGCACGCTGTCAGCACGCATTTCGCTCCGAAGGACTTGCGGCGGATTTTTCTGATTCATTGTTTCTTCTCCTTAAAGGCTTGAGAATTGAGCCTATTAAAGTCAAAAACGGGTTTTGCAACACAGCGGCACTGGTAATCCTCGCCGGGGTTGCAGTGTCTCCCGGTGTAGATTTTCCCTCGCTTCGTCATGTACCACATTGCTGGCGGGTCATCATAACGAAACGTCTTACCATCAAGTTCACGATGGCACGCGCGCACACGTTCGTCGCCGGACGAACGCCAGATGTACTCCTTTACCCCGGCGGACTCCTGCCGAGTCCGGGTCAGATCTGCGCTCAATGTACCAATCTGGTCGCGGGCTAAAAGGTTCGCTTTCGATTTGGTCACATCGAAGCGTCGCTGTATCTCATTTGAAATTGCGGCGGGTGTTCGGCCCTTTGTAAAGCCGTCAATAATGATTTTCTCCATATCATCAAGGCAATCGCTCTCGATGCTGGTTATGAAAGAAACATTTTGCTCCGCCCACCTTGAAAGCATCTGCTCATACCGCTCACCAATGAAGAAGTCCTTGCTGATGTCGATGCCGAGTGTGGCCCGGACACTGCGTTGCCATTCTTGGAGCTGGCGGCGGTCTGTATAATCCGCACAGCGGCGGACATCACGTTCCAGCGGGTCGGTTTTCAGCCGCCGACTGAGCCGATCACGCATAATGCGGAACCTGTTCTGGATGCGGTGCACCATGTCGCTGTACCCATCTTTTCTGATGCTTTCAGAAGCCGTATCCATTTCATCCGCAGCGATGGCCAGTATCTCAGGCATTGAATCGCGCACCACAGCTTGAAGCTCTTTTAAGCGCCTGTTCTCAATGGCCCGCATCTTACTTTCTGCCCATTGCGGGTATTCCGGCTCGATCTTTGATTTTCTTGTCGTAGAAACCCGACTGTATCCGCCGGGGCCGTTGTTTCTCACTGGCATAAACACCTCTTTATCTTTCCGGGAATCTTCCCTCTGCCGGCATCAAAAAAGGCCCTGCATCGTTGAAGATACAGGGCCTTTACGTTCATGGCATGCAGCACTTGAATTGGTTTGACCTTTTTGCTTACAGCGCGCATCCGTCCAAGGCGAAGCGGAAGGAACGCGGCATATGGCTCCGCGCTGGCTCAGTCATGGAACAGGCCAGAACACTTCGCAGCGGTCTGTTGGGAGCGGGGTCGGCGCTTCCTCATGCCATCGAGGTGCCGATTACGGTGTACGGCGGGTGGAGCTGGGGATGGGATTTGAACCCACGACCTGAAGATTACAAATCAACTGCTCTGTCCAACTGAGCTACACCAGCATAAGTCGAGGGTACCGGACTCGAACCGGCGGTCTGGGAGTCAAAGGCCCATGCCTTATCCAACTTGGCCAACCCTCGATATGGAGCAGTCAACGGGGCTTGAACCCGCGGCATCCTGCTTGGAGGGCAGGCGCTCTACCAACTGAGCTATGACTGCGAACAAAAAGAGCCTTCGCAAAGGACGCTCTCGCGTCACCTGCAAAGGCTCTCAACGCCGTTATTGTTAATCAAACACCTTTTTACCTGCGGCAAATTTCTTTTTTGCTTCGTTCAGGCTGATGCGGTTATACCCGCCGCGATAATCGGGATCTGCGCGCTGTACGCCGTCATTTACCCAACCGCACACAGGGCATTCCTCAAAATCATCGTTCTCTTCAAAGTGATGCTGCCCACACAGCGGGCAAATGGTTTCGTCATTCATCGTTTTCTATTCCCTCAGCCTCAAGTCGGCGTCTATAATACTCTTCCCCATCATCGGGCTTGAACATCGTTCTTACGCCTTTCTCCGGGGAGCCTTTCGCAAAGTCATTTTTCTTTGAATCGTATCGGCATATAAGGCCATCTTTTGTCTTATAGCCCTTGATGCCGTTCCCACAGGGGCTTTCCAGAAGTTGAACCGCCCGCTTTTCGTATTGCTCCTTTGTCGTAATGCCATCGGGAGCGTACTCGGCGGCGTGGGTTCTTCCGTTTTGCCAGTGGTTATTCAGCTTCTGCTTGTTTGGAAACCCTTTCACTTTGAAAGCGTTTGCGCCTTTTGCCGAAACTGCGTTAGAATTTATTTTAGCATGACTTTGGGGAATCATTCAAGTCTTTTGACGAATTTTCCTTGCCCGATTCATCTTTTGACGTTGTGTTCCCCATGCTGGAGAGCTTTCCATCCTCATCGCGCTTGTGCTTGCTTGGGTCGAAGTCATCCAGCGTCAGGCCCAGTTGTTCAAGATATTCTTCCACGCTCCTGCGGAATGGGTCGAACACCAGCCCGCCGGGGACCTCTTGGGCAAGAATCTGTTCTGGGGTGAACCATGTGGCGGTGAACATCTCTTCCTGATCGCACACCGGGATTCCCGCATAGTCGTTGACGCGGTATATCTGCACAGGGAGGATTTCTTCTGGTTTTCCTTTACAGTTACCAAGATAGGTAATATTTCCAACGTCAATTCCAAACTCTTCTTTGGCTTCCCGGCGGAAGGCCACCCCCGGCGTTTCTTTCGGCTCGATATGCCCGCCGGGGCCACACCAGCCTTGGCCATCAGAGCGGCGCCCGCAGAGGATCTTGCCGTCCTGCACGACAAAGCCCGCCACATAGCCGCAGTCTCCTTCATCGGTAACAAGACCGCTGACATCCGCGGCATTCTGTTGCTGGCTATCAGCGGCTTCCTGCTGGGCATCGGCTCCTCCAAGTCCCCAGTCTTGGTGAATGTCCGCTTCCGTGAGAATGTTCTCTGGGTCAAACTGTTCGTCACGAACCATCGCGCGGCGAACTTCTTCAGCTTCGACGATTCCATTTGTGACGTATGTGCCGACGGTCTGTGCTCTGGTGAGCTGTGCCGCAGCAGCAGCTTGGTCTTGTGCTGCCTTTTCATCGTCAGACGGGCTCCACGCGCTCTTGTAGGTCACGGTGTACTCAGGAATCTCCTTGACTTTCCTGTTCCAAACCATGCCGCGAAGAATCAGCTCAACGAGGGTACGGGTGTTATCGCGGAGGTCACCGTTTTGGAGACCCCCGACGAATTCCTTGTAATTCTCAAGGTCACTCTCTCCGGTGGCATTCTCGCCCGCCGGGGAGCGCCCAAAAAGCCGCGTCTGTGGGATATGAGATACAGCAGACAACATCGCACAGGCATTGTCCAGAATGTCCTTAACGCCAGCAACAGACAGGGATTGAACGCCCACATCCTCGCCGTCGGCATCAATAATGACCATGTTCAGCAGATTACGGGCCAGGTCAAGCATTTCCATACGCTGAAGAACCGTATCCTCGCCGTCTGCCGTGGAAAGCACACCAGCAAGATTCTTCATCTTGTAGGTCACCATCGACAGCCGCTCCAGCAGGCGAATAGAATAGCCGGGGCCTATGCTGGCATTTCTCAGCTCTTCACGAATGCGCAGATACTCCGGGATGCCCCATGTGCGGTAGAGATTAGCCATAGTGGAGCTTTCCGGGATGTCCGAGTTATGGAAAACAAGGCATCTGGACGAATGCACAACATAGTTGCCGTACACGCTGTTGACTTGGTAGTACTCCGGGATGCCAGTGCCGCCCCGGCGGTAATCCTCATCGTCCGGGTTGTTCTCATATCCACTGACCCAAAGAGGATACATTTCGTTGCGGCCATATACCAACAGCTCTTCGACGCCGTGCACGTCACGCCAGTTCAAAGGATCCTGCAGGAGCCGCCCGTCGTCAACCAGCATCACCACAGCAGCGCCACCAAAGAGCCGCGCCCAGCGCAAAGCCTTGGCAAATTTGCTCTGGTATCGGATGGTCTGCAAGTGGTTGTCGATCTGCTTCTGCAAGTCTTTGTCCTTGATGCCGAGGTCGATGCCGTTCTTGGTTGCGTCGTCCGCCGGGGCATCAATAATGGTTGAGAACAACCCGTTTCCTGCATAGAGATCGGCCAGCTCCGTATCGCTTACCGCAGAGCCAGACGCCCACTGGTAGTACTCCGTGCTGTCGTGCTGGGTGCCGTACTTGTTCAGCACATTGTAGTAACCGTCAAGGCGCAGCTGTGTTTTGATTTTTCCGGGAATAACTTTTTTCACGCTTTCTCCTTTCCGGTTATGTTAAATCAGACTGCGGACATCAAAAATTCCGCCCTCGTATAATGCCAGAGCAACTGCATCAGCCCGGTCCGGGCTGGTCAGGCCGCGCTTCTTTAGCGACTCCTTGCTTTCAAGTTTCAGCTTGGAGGGCGCGCCGCTGAAGATGTACTTGCGGGTCGTGAGCTGACCTATCAAGGTCGCGTCATCCGGCAAATGCAGGAGACCAGACGCCGCCATGTCGCGCAGGACAGCCCACATCCATGTTGAAATATCGGCATATCTCCCGGCGGCTTCCTTATCAGGAACAGCAGACGAGAAATTGACAGGAACAACCATGAGTTTGTTCAGCTTCTGCCGAATCTTCTCCCTGTTGAGAATATCCGTCACTCCGCCGCCCACACCCGTATCGTCAATAATCGCATAGATCAGACCGCGATATTGCGGATGCGCTGTGCGCAAGGCCTTGTACATTTCGATAATGTCATCGGCTGTTGCGTACAGGTCTTGGCCGTGGCGCGTGACCAGCTTTTGAATGTCCCCGTCAATGTTCTTCGCAATGGCGGTGTCGTCATTGCCGAAGCGGGCCACATCACACCCAATAGAAATTCTGGCCGGAATGCTGTGCTCAAGCGGTTCAGTATTGACCGCTTTTGTGGCAAGCGCCATCGGAATAAAGACGTCGTCCTCATTTTCCGGAAACTCGCCGTCAACACGGACGCGGACCACATTGCTGTTCTTGCCGAACTTTCGCTCCAGGTCAGCGATATTTTGCTTATTCGTGCGGGGGCTGTCCCTGCTGGACACCTTCATGCAGTAGTAGGACTGGGCATCCACGGTGTGCGAATCGTGGAATGTGCCAGTGTTCTGCGTTGGGTTTCCGCACATCAGTAAGCGGTTGTTATCGCCGGACAATGTGCCCTGTATGGCCTCCATGATGGGGTCAGCAACGCCGGATGCCTCGTCCACCACGAAAAGCATATTGTCTTCGTGGAAGCCCTGCATATTCTCTGGCTTAGTGGCTGTACGGGCCACGGCGAACCAGCGTTTCTCATGTCCTCTCATGTAGACACGGGTCTTTGTCCATACAAGCATGGCCTGCAAGACAGGACTGCGCTCCTGCCACTTGGCAATCTCAGCCCAGAGCACATCGTTCAACTGCTGGCGGGTCGGTGCCGTGCACACGACGCGGGGATACGGGAAGCAAGCCAAGAACCAGAGCACCAAGTTTGCTTCAAAAGCTGTTTTTCCAACGCCCTGTCCTGAACGGATGGAAACTTTGCGGTGCTGTGCAATGGCCGTAGCCGCTTCTTTTTGCCATTTATCCGGCTTGAAGCGTGTAACCTCTTTGAAGAACAAGCAGGGGTCTTTGCGGTACAGCGGGAGCCGTTTGGCGAAGACTTCACGTTGTCTCAGCGCCATCGTCCTCGCCCTCCACTTCTGCATCCGCCGCCTCGACCGCCGCCACCCAGTCGTCTACCAGCTCATTCTTGCCGCTGTTGCTCATTCTGCGCAGGTCGGCAAGCTGCTGTATCACCTTAGACTTCTGGCGCTGTACATCGGTCAATAGCCGCTCTAAGCGCTCCACGATAAGGTAGCTTGATTCGGTGGTGGTTGATGTCTCAAGGCTGTTGCCAGGAAGGCGCTCTTCCCTTTGCACCTTTGCATCTATCCGCTCAATGTAAACCTCCTTGTCGTTAGCCTCTTTTTCTTTATCCTCATCCAGCCGGGTAAAAGACCTGCTGGATTTTGATGTATGCACCGACTGGATGTGCTGCTTCTTTTCCTGCGCCGCCGTGATGCGCTGGAGCAGGAACGCTTCGCGGGCGGTCAGCAGTTGAAGCTCCTGTATCAGCAGGTCCTCTGCTTCCACATCTTTCGTGCAGTCCTGTATAGCTTTCTGGTTTTCTTCGGAAAATGCGCCAAACATCACCGCAGACCAGCCACCGTGTTTCAAAGCATTCTGGTTACCCGGCGGTGCTCCGCCATGATTGCCAACAGCGTTGACGTTCCCTTTCGGCGCGCCGCCGAGATTCGGCCTCTTCTCAGGCTGAGCCGCCGGGTCTTGTTGGGTGCGTTTTGAAGATGCACCCTTTGGGTGCGACGGGGTGCGCTTCTTGGGTGCACCCTTTTGTGCATCCCAATACCGCTTTTTCCAAGATTTGACCGTGTTCAGCGATACACCCAACTTCTTTGAGATTTCGGTGCATCCCATCCCTTTCTTATAAAGGGTGAACGCCTTGTCTCGCGTTTCCATCTACATCGCCACCACTATCCTTCTTCATTTTCTGTCCCGGTGTCGGGCCGGGCCGTTGTGTTGTTCCGAAGAAAAAGCGCCGGCTCTTTGCAGAGCCAGCGCCGCGCCACCCTCTTACACGATTCTTGCAAGAGCGGTTTTAGAAATCATCATGTTGCCGAGTTCCACGGCCAAGAAAGTGCCAACGAACAGCCCTGCGGCCGTCAGCAGAAACGGCGCTCCCACCATTGCGTACAGCTCCACTCCGATGAACAGAGCCACGGACAAAGAGAGGATAACAGCTTTCCACAAAATCCCCAGCTTTTTCCACGGCCCCCAAACAACAAGGAGATACGCTGCTCCCTCGGCCATCAGACCAAAAGCCACATCGACAGGTCCAAACGGGCTGGTTGCGTTTGCGATTGCGATTCCCAGCAGAACCGCCGGGGCATATCTCTTGTCTTTGAACGGGAGCGCACAGAGCATATTTGCAACCCGGAATTGGATTGCGCCCCACGACAGGGGGTTCAATGTGGTCAGTGCCACATACAGTGCCGCGACAACGGCGGTCTGGCAAAGAGCACGAGTATTTTTCATCTTGCGCCCCTCCCTTATACTGTTACCGTTACATGGCCGTGCACACCGTCGGTCACATCCGACTCGACCTCGACCCAGTAGGGATGAATCTCCCCCGTGAGCCACTGCTTCAGCTTGCAGGCGGCGTCCTCAATGACAAGGCTCTTGCCATCCAGCTGCTCACGAATGAACTTGTCGATTTCGCAGTAGTCCGGGATCCACTTCTTCGGAGTGATAGTCACGGTGAAGTTGTTCGTGTAGTCTGCCTCCCCGATAGGGCAAAAGCATCTGCACTTCTGGGTGTACTTGATTTTCGACACCCCATACTCATTCTTGAACTTAGGCATTTCCCTCTCCTTTCGGCTTCTGGACGATGAACAACAGCTCTTTCGCCTCACGCGGGAATGGGATAGCCATAAACGCTGTGAGGAACGCAGACGGGACATAGGACTTCATGCGTTCATAGAAATCCTTGAGCGCCGGCGGCTGTTTAGAATAAAACTCATCCATTTCGCGGACGCTGGTGACCAGACCGACCTCCTGCACAATACTGAATCCGATTTCGGTCAGCTTGGCTTTCAGTTCATCGTAGCCCCACTCATAGACATGAGCGCGGTACTGGGTCTGATACCCATTGCCTGGGGTGTTCGGACAGGAGAGGAACATCTTTGCACCCGGCTTCATCACTTTGTAGCATTCTGCAAGGCTTTTTGCGCCGTCCGTAGGGTGCATATGCTCAATGGCAGAGGTGTAAATCACAAAATCGGCAAACCCCGCCGGGATGACTTTCGACATCTCAGCAACATTGCCCAGCTTCCAACCCACCCGGAACGGGTAGTAGGAGGCCAAATCCTTGGGTTCGAGGTTCTTTGCAGTTGCGCCGCGCATCGCTTCCTTGATGTTTGCTTTGCTGATGTCCACTCCGGTATAGGATGCAATGTCCTTTGCGTAGTAGCGCAGCAGCGGGAGCATCAGAGAGCGCCCACAGCACACATCCAGCACGTTCATCCCCTTTTTCGCCATATGCGCAGCGGCAAGGTGCTGGATATAGTTCATAACGTCCAGATTGGTAAAAAATCCGTCTCTGAACTGCATATAAAAATTCCGCATCTGGTAGGTGGTGCAGAGAATCTTTTCCCTGTCCATGCCATCCTCGACGCGGTAGACGATTTCTTTATCCACGCCATTTTCCTTTCGTATCAAGGTATTTCTGGTACTTTATCCACTCTCTCAACGAGTACTCCCGGCGGCGGCGATAGTCTGCGCCGATCATCCCCTTGGGCGGTCTGACCACGACCATCTCTGTGCCATTGAAGTATGACAGCCCTCCGAAATTGACCTGTGTGGTCCATGTCGTGCTGTCCACGCTGTAAAAGCCGAAACTCACTGCATCCTTTTTGGTGTACCCCAGACCATGCACCCGCACCCCGCAAGAATTTGCATACTGCACCAAACGACGGATATAGCCGTACTCGCTGGGCTGTATGTGCTTGATTGCGAAGCCGCCGATGCCGATATAGGGATAATCCCTACACAGGCGCTTGAACTCGTCCAGACCACGGGAGCGGTGCCAGACCGGAATGCTTTGCTTTCCTGTCTCTGCTTCAAGGCGCGCTCTCATGCGTTTTACAGCGTCATAACCTACGATGGAATCCACATCCAGCTCGAAGAAATGCTGCACGTTGTTGCGGTTGATAAAGTCGATGTACCGACTCAGGTATCCATCCCAATCTACTGGCTTTGAAGACGCTTCTATACCGTGCATAAAAGTAAATGCCCCGCTGTCGAGCAGGAACATTTTCCATTTTGGAATTTCTTCGATTTGCCATGGTCGGATGTAAAAGAAGCTCTCCAGAACATATTCTGGATGGTACTCTTTCACAATCTTCTCGGCCGGGAATGTACCTGCCAGACATAGCCTCATGTCTCAAACCATTCTCCGCAATGCGGACATTGGATGAGCTTAGAGCCGCTCTGCTGCGGCACAGCGAGCTGAGAAGATTCCGGTTGGGTAGATTGCTGGGTCTCGGCGCTCTGCTCTGCATCGGCCGCTTTGGGCGGCTGTTGGACGGGTTCCGTAAAGAACTCCTCGAAGTCGGCATCCTCCACTTCCCGAAGAAGCCCATCAAGCTCCACCTCGCTGAAACCCGTGTCCGTCAAATCAACGTCCAAGGCTTTCAGCGCGTCCATTTCGGCGCGGAGAACATCATCATTCCACGAAGAAGCCTCGGCCACCTTGTTGTCTGCGATGCGGTATGCGCGGATTTGCTCATCCGTCAGGTCATCGACCCGAATACACGGCACTTTGTCCATGCCAAGCCGTTTTGCGGCCTCATAGCGGGTGTGTCCTGCGATGATAGTTCCTTTTCCGTCGATGAGGATGGGGACACGGAAGCCAAACCGCTTGATGCTCTGCGCAACAGGCTCAATGGCCGCTTCGTTGTTCCGGGGATTGTTCTCATAGGGATGGATCTGCGAAATATCCTGATACACTACTTGCTGATTCATTTTTTCTCCCTTCTTTGCTATCCCGCTGGCGTTGCGGGTCAAATTGGGGAGCGGCGGTTTTCTGCCTCCTTTCCGGGCATAAAAATACCCGCTCGGTGGCGAAACCGGGCGGGCAATGCGCTATGATTAGAATTTTACGGTATTATTCTACCACATTTTTCATGCCGTGTAAATGACATGATTTTGACATCGGCCTACTCCATGTCCAAGGCATCAATGCCGAACATGAGCGCCGAGATTTTTTCAACGGCTGCATCGTGGTCTCGGTATGCCTGACGGGTGCTCACGCCCTCCAGCGCCGCAAGCTGCTCAATGGACTTGGCCTCGTCGTCAATGTACATCGCTTTGATGATGCGGTAGCCGCGCTTATGGGCCTCATTCTTGCTCTGTTCGCAGTACGTCTCGTACAGAGCCAACATCGAATCAATATGACGAACCATGATTTTTGTACGGCGGCAGGAGTTGCGGATCGATTCGACCGTAATCGCGTTATTGCGCTGAAGCATCATATCAAGCAGTTCCAGCGCAGTTTCTTCTTCCTTGCCGTCATGGTCACCCGTTTCGTCCGTATAGACCGCGCCCGTGCAGTGCTTCTTGAACATTCGATAGTTTTTCAGCAACAGCTTCGTGTTTCGAAGTCGGCGGTCACAGCGGCCTGCGGCTTTGCGGGTCTGTTCTGCGATAACTTCCTTGGCGCCCTCACGAGCAGCCTTTCTTGCAGTTTCCTGAATAACGGCCATCATTTCTTCCGGGATAGTCATTTTGCGCACCCTCCTGTTCTATCGTTGCCAAAATACATCAATTTAGGTATAATAGACTTGCTCTATCGGGGGATTGCGCAAGCGATCCTCTTTTTTATTACTCAGATAGATTTCATCCTGCGGGTCACCTCGCTCTGACTCAAAACCGCCAGCGGCACACGCTTGATGCCCCGCTCTGCCGCCATCTTAGCCGATGCGGCCTCCATCGCCCGCAGCATATCCGCACTCTGGGTCTCTGCGAAGCCACCGGGCAGGATATGATTCTTGCTTTCCCGCATATCGTTGACTTTGAGTTCTTCCTGCAAAGCCTGTTCCGAACAGCGGCGAAGCAGCTCCATTGCGTAGGCTTCACCGTCCTGCTCTACCCATCCGATGTACTGCCGGTAATTATCCAGCGTTTCCCGCTTCAGGCGGGCAAGCCGTTCCTTACCGAAACCGAAGGTCAGGTGCGTTGTCGCCGCCATAACCAACCATGCAATTTCTGCCCCCTCATTCTGGGCCATGCGAAGCTGTTCTTCCTTGCGGTTGCGCGGGGCCTTGGTCTGCGGAAGCCGGACCTCAAAATCACAGATGCCCTTCAAGTCCTCCCGCATAGCATCCGTTGCGCTTTTGCGGTTCTCGGTCAGGATTTTTGTTTTGTACCGCTGCTGAAACTCGTGCATTTCATTACAGGCCCGCTCTAGGCGCGTAGCTCCAATGCCCTCTTCCTGGTGCATGGCCACTACCATACACCAAGTGAAGATCTGCGCCGTCTTATCCCGTTCATCGGCCCGCTGCTGGCGAATGTTCTTCATCTGTTTTGCCATCTCCAATCTTTGCACCCCAAAATTTTTGCCAAGAGCCTTTTTGTTTTGCTGCAGTCCCAATAGTTCTTACACCACTGGCACCGGCCATTGCACAGGAACGCCAGATGTGCTTTCATGTGCCCTCCTTTGCATTTTTGACCTTCGGGCCCGCCATGTGATTCACAGCCCAGGACCAGCCCGCCATGAGCAATGCGGCCACGATCAGGACAATAGACGCCAGCGCCGTCACCGTCTGGTCTGAAATAACTTCACGAATCAGATTCATTTTTTTCTCCCTTTCCGCACGCCGATTGAAGTACTTAACCGGGGAAACTCCGCGTTCATTACAGTCTTTGTTGCTGAAACTGACGATGGCACCGCAAGTTCTCTTATTGGTGCACCGAATACATTTCACGCCCGTACCACTCATAACTTCATAGGTAGATGCGCCGCAGAACGGGCATTCCTTGCTCTTAGGTTCAACGTGTGCTTTCATTTGCTTGCTCCTCTCTGTTCCAGTCTTTTACGGGTGCATAGTACCCACACATCATGCAGCAGACAATTCTGCGACGGCTCCCCAGCAATACGATAAGGCTTGGCGTCGTACTTCTAAAAGGTTTCCCCCATGCCAGAAATCTGCTTCCGCATTTAGGACACGGGAGAACCGCACCTGTTTTCTCCATCAGGATCCTCCCCTGCGCACCGGCTTCTTGCCATTCCCGGCAAACTTTTCAGGCCGTTCATCACTCATGCCGCGAGCCAGAACCAGCGCCCTCTGGTCGTTCGGCATCTGGTAGGTGCAGCCAGTCGCAACGTGAATATACAAATCATTCGGAACGGCGCGGGCAATTTCCGCCGTTTCGTACTGACCCAGACGATATACCGCGCCGCCACCGGTAGGAACCGCTTTGATTTCGTGTTCGGGACTCACATACACGCTGGTGCACTGGGCAATGTTCGTAATGGAGTCCCATTTTTTGCTCATGACGTACATTCTGCATCCTCCACATAGCGCCAGCTCTGGGGCGGGCTGGTAATTTCCACAGGCCGCATACCAAACCGTGTCTCTTGCAAGCCAGTGAGTTCTCGCAGGTCGAGTGGTCGGTCATAAATTTTCAAGTTGGAAATGTGCCATCCCCAGCCGGGGTGTATCCCAAGATATTTAGAGAGCTGTTCGTCGGTCAGGCAAGTAGTAAGTTCCTCTCGCTGGACATTTCGGTACTCATCGTTATTTTCTGGCATGGTGTAAACCGGCAAATCCAGACTTGGGGCTGTAAAATTGAACCCCACGCTATCTCTATCGACCTTGTAAACCTCATCGCAGACAAACTCACCAATTACTTTTCTGTCCATCTTCCGCAAGCCCTTTGGTGACCTCATTAGCCATCCGCTATTGCCGGAACAGTAAATGTACACCTTAAACGGCGTTTCGAGCTTTGGGCAGGTCTTGCGCACTTCAACCGTTTTCATCCCGGCCCAAATCAGCTTGCACCAGTTTGGACGGACGCTCAGCAAAACAGCTTTACTCACTTTGCACCTCCCCGCCGTCCAGGTCGCCTTTGAGCTGTTCGAGCTTTTCGAGCACGATCTGCTGTACCTCTTCAGGCTTGCCGACGATCTCAACGAGCTGCGCCAGCATGATGTAAACATCCGCGATTTCTTCCCTGACGCTCTCGTGGGCGACCTTGATCTTCGCACCGTTGCGGTAGTTGAAGGTTACGGCCCGCTGGAGATTGCAGATCGCCTTCGTGAGCTCTGACATTTCCTTGATCGCCATCTGGAGCTGAGGGGCGGTGCCGTACCGATTGATCGCCCGCCGGATGGTACTCAGACCGTAATTAGGAATGACCGGGATTCCTGCATCCTCGTACCATTTGAGCTTTTCCCGCAGGGTCGCGTAGGCCCACAAAATCGTGTAGTGCTCTGCGATCAGTCCATCAATGCTCTGCTTCGGGTCGTCGAAGAGGTGATCGGTCAGACTTTCGGAGAGCTCCATATCGTTGCAGCCCAGATCGATGCTGCTGCCATGCCCCTTGACGAGTTGCCGCGCATACTCGGTCAGTGCCATTTCAGGTTGCCGCAGCCATACCCAGCCGTCCTCGCTGACGTCAGTAAAGTTGAGGGCAGTCTGAAAATTGTCCACCGGGTTGTCGGTCGTCAGCCTCGGAACACTCTTAATCTTTTGCTTATCCATTTGCTCACCCTTCTTTTTGAATCATCGTCATATCGTAGCCGTTCTCCACAAACTTCACGCAAAGGTCGTGATTGATTCCATTTCCGAGATATGTATAGATGTCCATCATTTCCTCTAACGTAAAATTCGTACCCAGCAGCTTGTTGATGCCCTCAAAATGAAGTTTTCTTTCCTTGGGTGAAACTGCCTTAATTGCAGTCCGCGTAAGCCACTCCAGAATTTTTGCTTTCAGCTGGGTTTCGTCGGTCACATCTTTCAGCCTGAAGCCGGAATCAGTTCTCAGGCTGAAAATGAGTTCATTTTGCATATTCACGAACGACTGCGGGAATGCCCACGGGGTATCGAAAATATTGAATTTTTCTACACCGCTTGCGGCTTCTGGCTCTTCTTTGGCAAGAAAGTCAATCGTATTTTCGACATCTGCCAGCGTGTGGATATGTCCCAGTGAACCTTCCATGCTCAGCACGGCCTTCAGCTGGTCAGCGTTAAGCGTTCTCATTTTTTCACTACCTCCTTCGGCGGCAAAGGCATCCACCCGACCACAGGAGAATCCACGCGGTTATTGTAAACATCCTCCGGGTTGAAATGGCGATATTCCCACCAGCCTTTGGGGATGAGATAATCGTCATGCTCTTCATCATAGGTGCCCCACTCGAAAATCTCTTCCCAGTAGAACTTGCTTTTTTCGGACAAAACAGTGCTATCTTCGTAGTGGGCCGTCGTAATCCCATATCCGCCGCAGGCTGTTTCAAACAGAATCAGCACTTCCGTCTCAACTTTCGGAGGATCCTTGTCGGGGTCGCGCCAGAAAGAAAATAGCGCTCCTTCCTGTGCAACAGGAAGTTTCTCGACCTTTTCCCGCGCTACCCGGAGAGTCGCAGAAACAACATCATTCGCACTCGGCTTCTGAATCGTGTTATACTCCAGGCATTTCAATACGTCCTCACGATTGATGTACTCAGCCATTGTTTTCCTCCTCATAAATATCAAGTGCCATGTTCAGCGTGTACGGGGTATCCACCGCGGCGTCTGCGTCCGGGTCAAACTGCACGTCCAAGCTCCCATCTTTCAGCGAAATGGTGAGCACACAGTTATTGAGCTTTGTCGTAAAGCTGTCACCATCGTTCAACTTCCCATGGTCAGCCGCGTACAGCTCCAGCGCCGCTTTAATCGCTGCGTTCGACTGTTCCATCAATCCCTTTTCATTCATCTGAAATCACCTCCATCTTCGCCACATCGAATTTCTCATACTCTGGGTAACAAGCCTTGGCCATCACTTTTGCCCGCGCCGCTGCGCTTTTACCGCTTTTATCGTCAACCAGCACATACGGCAGGAGTGCAGAGCCATGCTTGCCAGACGCCGCTATCAGTATCTGATACTTAGGCATCTTTCCGTCCTTTCCCGGATTTAGGCGGGTGAGCCTCCTGCCAGCGGTCCTCTCTGCTCGAAGCGATACACAGAGCATAGGCCAGCGCCGTAGCCATTACCGCCAGAACCACCAGCACAATTCAAAGCCACATTTTGCATCACCCTCCCAGAAGATTTTTCATCATATATCCGGCCATAGCCTGTTCGTATGCCTGTTTAGGGACATCCGCCGCACCATTCTCTTCCAGCAGCTCTTTGATGCTGTGCTCGCGTCCTGCGCCGTCAATGGCCCGAACTCTGGTACTGCCGCGATTGACCGTCACCGTTTTCTTATCGCGCGGGTGGATACCGAACGGAAGCTGGAATCCTTTCTCAAACACCCAGAGGTGATAGCAGTCGCAGACATCCACCAACCTGTCCTGCGTCGGGAACACCTCGACGGCAACTCGCTTCTCGCCGAACAGGTCGTTTTTAATTTCCATCTTGACGGCCCACGGGATATCCCCGTTGCCGTCGCTCTGGCCAACGCCCTCTGCCGCCGTAATCGTGACGTGTTCGACCTTGCCCCATTCCGTGCGGAGCAAACGAGACATCACGCTGTACTTCTGGTCTTCGCTGATCCATGCCCGATCCATCTCCCTCATCCAGCCGTGATAAGGTACTCCCAGCTCTTCAACCGCCTGTTTCGGGGTAATCGTCTCAATCCACTTCATGTTGCTGCTCCTTTCCAGTGCTCATGCCCATCAGCTCCGGCGTGTCCACTACATTTCCAACCACCTTTGCGGTCAGAACCAAGCTTGCAAGACCATGCTCGACAAACTCCTTTCGGTTCTCCGAAAATTCTGCGTAGAATCCGATATGGCCTACGCCGTAGTCGATGTATTCGCCGTATCTTACGGCAAAAATCACATCTTTGCCGCATCGATCGTCTTTCAAAATGTCCCCCTCAAAAACAGGCGCCCCGTTTCCGTCCGTCAGAGTCGTGTTCATGCCGATCGTAAACGGCTTGACGAGATGGGCGTATGCCGGCTCTTGCTCGGAGTTGATGTACCAGCCCTCACCCGGGCGACTGTTCTTCACACCCGGGGAGCGAATCAAGAATCCCTCATGCCAAGTGCCATCTGGGGACTGCCCACGAAAAGTTCTACCCTGCATCATGCTTCCTCCTTGACCTTGACAGGAAGCACCAGCGCTTCATACTGCGGCTCAATCAGCTTTACGGGGGATAGAGGACCGACCACCCATGCGCTGACCTCGTCTCCTTCCATCGACTTCAATGCCTCGCTCAGGAACTCCAGATTAAAGCCGATTCGCAGGCGCTCATCCAGCTTTCCGTTGAAGGAAAACTCCTCATTCATCTGCGCAATCGTGCTACGCATCGATGCTCTACCTGTGCCGCCGGGTTCCAGATCCATCACCAAGGTGCTCTTTTCCTTTGCGTCTGCAGACCGAGCAAGTTTGACGCGTCCCAGAACGCCCAGCAATTCTTTTCTGTCAAGCACGATTCTGGTTCCCCCACTCTTTTGGGCTGCAATTTTGCTATAATCCAGAAACGGTTCTGCGATCAGGCGAGACTTTACCTCAAAATTGTTGTCACTGAAAACGGCCTTTTTGCGGTCTCTTTCAATACTGACGCTCCCATCAAGGCCCAGCGTATCAATCGCCTTTGCCGTTGCCGCCGGAAGCACAAACTTGAAATCGCCATCGGCGGTGCAGTCGATTCGGCTGATGGCCATTCTGTACCCATCCAGGGCGCAGATTTCCAAAGTATCGTCGCCGTTGTGGGAAAAGCACAGCCCTTTGTGCGCCGGATGCCGATCCTCCTTGGACACAGCGTATAGAACCTTTGAGATGGCCCAGCTCAAATCGTTCGCTCTCACCACGCAGCGCTTCGCATCCTTTCCCGGACCATCAAATGTGGGGTAATTCTCTGCCGGCGTCGTGCTCAACCGTGCCCGCGCCGTGCCGGACTCTATGACCAACCCGCTCTTTGTCACGTTGATGTTGATTTCAGGGGCTACTGCTCCGCTGATAAAATCCACTCCACGCGGTGGAATAACGACGCCCTGCGGAACCGGGCTGGAAAGCTCCGCCCGAATGCTCAGTTCCAAATTCGTTGCGAACGCATCCGGGCCACTCAGCAGGATTCCCGTGCTGTCGTTGCCCACCGCACGAACCTCCGGCACCGCTGTACGCAACTTGGAAAACAGTGTTCCAATTTCGCTTCGTTCAAACTTCATCGTCTTTTCCTTTCTCAAAATTGTCTCTGCTGAACTGCTCATAGCATTCCGGGCACATATAAGCCACCCGCTCCGGGCTATCTCCACGTTTTCTGCGCAAGAGCAGCGCGTACATTTCTTTCATCGGTCTGTACTTGCCGCAGGCCGTGCAATACTCCCACAGACGCTCTTTCTGCACGTCGCTGGGAACTCTCTGAAGAAGCGGCTGTGGTTTCTCGCGCCGCATATTCTCAGCGCCCACCACGCTTTCCATGCTGCTCCGCATGAAAACAGGTGTGTCGGTTGCATCCGCTGACGCAAGAATGTCTTTAATCCACTCCGCTTTAGGAATGACCTTTCCTGCATTTCGGCCTGTTTCCGCGCCGATGATGACCCACTTCAACTTCTGGAACGCTTTTGTCACGTCGCCCTCAAACGGGCCAAGGAGCGGCTCTATCGCAACGAACGTATTATAGTGTTCGTTCGCCCATACGCTGCTTTCTCTGACCGTCGCTGTCGAACCGTACCAGAAATTCTTGTTTTGGGGCAGCTTCTCGTGATTCACAAGCTGCTTATAGCGTTCCGGATACTGCGTCAGAAAAATGTACTGGTGCTGGGGTGCTTCATCAGCCGCCGCAAACACCTGAAGAATCCATTCTTCAGGAACCCACGGCCCGAATAAATCGCCGTCTGTGCATACCATAATGCTTGAGCCAACTTTGACCTTTTGCGGCCAGTCGAAACGGTATTTGTGCATCGTGGGCAGAAATCCCGTTGGACTGTTCAGGAAGTGCTTGTTTTTCGTTTCCCACGGGGTATCCAGCTCAAAGAGCTTTTCTCCCACCTGCTGAACTTTCGGTCTCTCTGCCAAATTTCGGCGCCAATCGCTTGCAAACCGTATCGCGCTTTTCCTTGCATAGCAGTACCGACAATCTTTCAGGCACCCTGTCACCGGATTCCAAGCATAATCGGCCAACTCATTCTTTGTTCTGTTCACCGATAAATCCTCCCCGTCTGGTTATCCACGAGAACAATTCGCTCCACAATTTCAAACCCGGCGGCACCTGCCACATAACGCAGAACGTGAACAAGCTCGCTCACACGAGCTTCTTCCCTCTGGATGTTGCTCTCTGCCCGAACCCGTGTAGGATCCGGCGCGCCGCTGGGGTTGTGATTCTTCCGGGTGTCAGGCATTATTCTCTCCTTTGTCCAAAACCATGAAATATTCGTACTGGGTGCCCGGATTGGTATTCGGGCGGCGGCGTACAATATCAACTCAGTATCCCGCTTTCAGGAGCAGCCGCCCCAAATCCAGACGTTCATCTTCCGAAAGGCCCTTTGCTTTGGCGGGCGCGAGAGAAAGTTCAATTTTAGCCGACACGCTTTTCCACCTCCATCAAGTCGTGCATCAGTTCGTCAACCAGCAGCTTGCCAGCATTCGTACCCGTGCGGATAATGTTTCCGTTCTCCTTGAGTTCCGCAAACTCCTGTGCGCGGATTTCCTTGGACTGCCGTGCAAAATCAATTTCCGCCGTTGTCATGCGGCCCTGCACGACCTGTTGCCATTCCGCAATAAACGGTTTCGCATCCTCCAAATCGGCGTACTGGTCGTTGTTATAGCTGCGCTTTTGGCGGACAGTGCCGCCCGGCTCCACCTCCAAGGTATACCACGGGGTATTCGGGTCAGCCTTGCGCCGCATGAAGAAGATGTAGCTCTCACGTTTGGCAATACGCTCAAAGTACCTAGTTCCGCGCTGGATGCAGTGGTCAAGAAACCTGCTTTCTTCCAAAATGGCCTTTGCCCCATCCGGCACCCGAATGATGTATTCCGCTCCATCGTACTCGTAGATTTTGCGGATTTTCTTGTAGATGTTCTCGATGTGGAACTGATTTTCCAGCTCCTTGGCTTCCTTTTTGATGCTGCTTGCGGCACCTCTCAAGGCGTCCTTTCGACATTGCTTATTTCGCTCCAGAACCAAATCATCGTGGCGACGCTTGAGATCCAGCGGAAAACGAACCTTTTCAAGATTCAAGTTCATCTTCATCTGCCCGGCCATATCGATATAATCCAACCAGTCCGATGCAACTTGAAGAGCAATCTGACCGTTGTAGCTTCCGGTGACTCGCCTTGTCTGCTGGCGTAGATATTTCAAGCTCCGTGTCATTCCGCTTTCCCGCAATGTCTTGGCCATTCCTGAGAGATTTCGGATGTTAGCCGTCATCTTCATGTTCTTGTCATTGATTGCAAGGCCGGCTTCTTTCCACTTCAACGCATCATCCACCTCGCGGAACGACTTTTTGCTTTGTGCGACCACAGCCAGCTCCTGACGATTTAAGCCAAACACGTCGTAATAGGTCTTTGCTCGAAGATTGATGCGGGTGCTGTGTTCATATTCGTCGTACACCTGAGAGCACAGCGCATCAGCCCAGCCCGTTTTGACAAGGCTTTCGGCCATCGGATACCGATTCACGATTTCCCACTGCCGAACTTCCCACGGAAAATTGAGGTGATTATCGTACTGGTACATCCATTCAGATTTCAACACTTTCCGAACATCACTCTCAAATTGGTCAGTGTGGGATGCCAGCGTGTACGGCTGATACGGGCCAGAGGGGGCCAGCAGCATCGCGGACAGCTTCGGGCGCTGGCACATGATATACTGAGCTTTTTCGCCCCAGTCGCGTTTCCACTGCTTGATGGTCTTTCCGTCCGTCCACCAGATTCCACGGCCGTGAAATTCCGGTTCTGCCCGATGATTTCTGAAATCGAAATACACCAGATAGCGGCGAATCCAGACTCCATCCCCCTGCGGCTTGCTCCAAAGGAATGTCCTTGCGGCCCATAACCTTTTGACCGAATAGCGGGTATTGCGAACCTGCATTTTCTCCCCGCAGCACTCGCACGTCGCTGTGCTCTTGTGTTTGAGCAGCTCCGACAGCGTATATTCACCACCGCAGCTATCGCACCTTGCCCGCTGAATCGAGATTTTCTTCTCAACGCCGCCGGGTTCGATTACGTTCTGTTTATCATTGGTGACCCAGAGAAAGCCCGCATCGCTGCATACTTTCAAAACCTGTCTTCCGAGATCTTCCGGCGGCTCCGGCAGATTCTCAAAGAGCTTCTTGGTCTCAGCCGCCTGTCGTGCGTTGCGCTCTTCGCGCTTCTTCCTGGCATGAGCCGACAGTGCATCTTCTACAATGCCAATCAGATATCCCGGTCTGCAGTCATCAAAATAGTTCTGCAGGAGTTCCGATTCTCCTTTTGTGGCCGGCACTTCGGTCCTCCATGTCAAGCACTGGCAGGGCTTGACCTCAATTTGACGCGGCGAAAGCTCGCCTTTAGTCGGGTTCTCGTTCCCGCGAAGCTCCCCCGTCCAGTAATCCCCGAAAAAGCGCCACACGACCAGCGGCTTTTCCTTTTTGTCCCAGACGGCCACCGTCAGCACCTTTCCCTTGATATAGCGGCCCACGCCCTGCCCCTCGGCAACTGACATAGACAGCGCCGCATCCAGCTCCGGCCGTTTCGGTTCCGGCGCATAAAGTTTCAATTCTTCAGCCTTTTTCATTGCATGCCGCCTCCAAACTCTCTGCCGTGTAGTTCTTCCCTGGCAAAATCTTTACGCCGTCAATCAGCTGTGCAATACAGATGGACTCCTGCTGATCTTGGATGATGAAGCAGAGCCATTCTCCCAGTTCTCCGGCCAGCTTCTTGCCCTTTCCATACGCAATATGGAACGGTTTCTTGAAGCAGTCCTCAAATTTCTCTGCCGGGTGCTCAGACGCATACCTTGCGTGCATAAAGAGAAATTCATCCTCTTTCAGCCTGCGCAGCGGGACAATTTCGGTGCAACTGCTTCGCGTCCCGTAATCATCTTCGTCAATGTCACCGCCGGCTGCAATGGCCCAAAATTCATTTTTGCCATCCCATGCGTACCAGTTCATGCAGTCAAGCGGATCCAGGCAGTAATGGAAGCCTGCGTTTGCGCATTTTGCTTTTATCGTCTTGCTCACCTCGCCCGGCTGGTACTGATAACTGCCATTGCCGAGCGTAGCAATCAGGCCCGGCTTGAAACCTTTGAATCCTAAAACCATCAGAACCATCCCTCCAAGGAAAGCTGCATATCGTCCTCCGCAAGCGTTCTCTTCTTTTTTGCTGGCTTTTTCTCGTCCGGCTTTTTTTTCGCTTTGGATGCAGGTTTGGTTGCGTGAGCAGGTGCCGCCTGCTTCAGCACATTGGGAGATGCATCTTCTGGTTTGATGGCGGCCGGAGCCTGCATCTCAACTTCCGTAGGCGGTGCGCCAGTCAGTTTGATGTTCATGCTGAACGAAACCTCGGCATTCGGAAAGTAAAACTGCACGGCTTTACGGTACGCTTCAATGTCAGACAGAACCTCTCCGGCATTGTGCACAACTGCCGCGCAGCATTCCGAGAATGTGCGCTCCGTGTTGCAAACGACCTCGGCAAAGCGCGGCTCCTGATCTGCAAAGTTCAGCAGCGCCCGCAGCACATAGCTCTGAACGCTCGCGGCGGCGCGCCCACCTTTGAACATCTTGTCCTCTGCCTCTAACTTCTCTTTTGCCTTGGCCCGCCAATCGACGAACTCTACTGTGGTTGTGGTGTGTGTGGTGGAATCCATATTGTCCTCCTATCAGAAAAAGCTCAACTGCCCGCCCTTACCCTCAGAGAACATCGGTTCCTGCTCCGGCTCTTTGGGCGGCATTTTAGCGGCTTTTGGCTTTTCCGTATCTTTCTTTTTTGTGGCTTCAAGGGCTTTCTGTGGTTCGGATTTTGGCGCATCCGCAGCACGCTCTTCCTTTATCGGCTGAGTGACCAGCTCCATCTGCGCCATAAAAATTCGATACTGCCAAACCGGGATCCTGAGCAGCGGCGTGTACCAGACGTTCCCTTTGTCAACCGGAATCAGCCCTCTTTTGTCATAAGACGTAGACGGGCTTGCAAGCGTATCACCGATGACGACGTATCCCGGCATTCCAAGCAGACTCATTTGCAGATAGCACATCATGCCCACGATGTAGTCAATGTCCTGTGCTACAAACAGCACATCCGTCTGGTAATTGATTTCTTTTTTCCTGCATTCGTTCGCAAATGCCACCAGCAAGGCCCCAGCGCCGCAGGTCGGGTCACAGACCGCAACCCATCCCCTGTCTCCGATTTTCTGCTGGAATTCTTCTGCCGGGGTCGTCACAGCGGACATAAACTCGCAAAGGTGGTAGGGCGTGAAGAATTGGCCCGCGTGGTCACTTCCAAGCCCCAAGCACATATACAGCTCGCCAAGGAAATCCTGTTCCGAGTTGTCCTCCAACGCCATAACCAGAATCGAAAACATATCCGCGAATGTGTCCACTTCCTGCTTCGTGTACTTTTTCACGATAGTCATGTACTGCTGCTCTCGCTCGTCGAAGTGGCTCTTGTCTGTCGCGTTGGACACGGCAATGGCGCTTATCGTAATCCAGTCGCTCCAAACCTGCCACCTTGACCGCCCCTTGCTTGCAAATACTTCAAACTTCTTCACAAGCTCTTTCTGGGCCTCGCCGCGGACATGGCGAACATCGCTTCCCATTAGAAAACCTCCTTAGTCTGGTGGAACTTCCTCCACCCGCTTTCTAAGAGGTCTCCTTTTTAGGCGATCCAAGCTGTTATCAAGGCCAAGGAAGCTATTTCCACTCGGCGTTTCCCGGTCTACCCGGTTTCCTTTGTATGTGATATGTACTTTTTCCCACGCTTCCAGCGTTGTGATTTTTTGTGCTGCTGCTTGGTCGAGCAGACGCTTAGCATAGACCCAAGGGTACTTTGCTTGATGGCGCATCGCTTCTTTCAGCGCGGCCACCACTAAGGCGTCCTCTATACCAGCTTCCCGCAGGTCTCGGAATTCTGAGGCCATATAAGGCGTGAGCACCTTATCGCACCCAGCCCAGATCCAGTAGGATTCCGGCTTTCCGTCGGGCGGACCAGTTGATGTCTCCCGCTGTTCGTCTACGCCCTCTGATTCTTCAGCGGACTTATAACCCAGTGGGTTTTCTTGGGTTTCTTTAGGTTTTGGCGGTCTTCCGCCTTTCGCTCCATTTTCACGGCTTGTAGCTGCTTTTCGTTCGTAGGCCGCTATCTCGGCGTCAAGTCTGTTTTTTATTGCAGGCCATACATACCGTTCATTACCGTCAAACTGCGGCTCGACTTCATCCGCCTTATAATCCATCATCGCCCAAATGATGCGTCCCCTTTCTTCCATGCTATACGGTTCAAGAAGAAGGCGGTAATCGTCAATCCACAGTTTCACATACTCATTCGCCGCCACGCTTCACCTCCCCTTTCGGCTTTTGATTGAGGGAGAGCACTTTGCACAGGTGCTTGTCCAGCTTGATTCCATAGATGTGGTACTCAGCGAACAATGCCTTCTCCCGGCGGTGCGCTTCCTCGTGGTGCGCTCGGCAAAGTGCGATTGCGTTCAGGCCAACGTGGACGACCTTTTCTCTGTCCATACCCATGCCGATACGGTCAACGTGATGCACCTCCGCCGGACGGTTGCAAATTGCGCAGCGGCGATTTTCAAGGCACAGGTACAGGTACTTTCCAATGTCGTCCGTCTGCGTCAGCAGACTATCCTTGGTCGGAACGCCCCAGTGGAAACAAAACGAAATCAGGTAAGTAATGAATTCTCGTGCTGTCGTCATGTCGCAGTCTGAGAGGGAGAACCACTCCCGCATAGCGCGGGAGCAGAAATCCCATTCCAAATACTGCCGAAGTTCTTCCGGCTCATGGCCGGACCACAAAGAAATGTCACGGATGATGGCAAAAATCTTTCGGCGCTGGTCAACGGAAATCGTGCGTCCATCATCCAGCCGAACTTCCACCCGCCGGGGGCGTTTCTGCTCCACAAAGCGGCTGATGTCCGTATCGGGCTTCAGGACGAGCTTTCCATCTTCCAGCTTTTCAATTTTCGCCGTTACGACCATCCGTTTTCTCCTTGTCAACATGAACGTGCATAGGAATATACACGCTGTTCGCCTGCATATTTCTCACCAAGAAATCATTGCACTTTGCTTCCGATAGGTGATTCTTGAGCACCTGCATCTCATAGGCATACTGTCCAGCAGCCTTTTTCTCTGCGATTTTGGCCTGAATGTCCTCGTCTCTGTAATTGGCTTCTATCAAATAGAGGTCATATCCGAGCGCTTGCACACCGTTCAAATTGTTGGTGTCGGTGGCATAGATCACCTTGCCAGATGGAAAATGTACCTTGTACCCACAGTTCGGTACATTGTGAGTCAGCATGAACGGAATCACATTGCACAAGCCGTATCCGTACATTGTCCGGGGTTCCAGCACATCAATCTGACGTTCCGGTACTCCTGCGGCCAAAAGCGGCGGTGCCAGCCAGCGGCAACACCCAAAACGCAGCGTTGGCCGTTCTTCGGCAAGCCGCTTGATGGTGCGCTTTTGGAAGTGGTCGCTGTGGATATGGGTGAGTAGGACCAACTTCAGCTTCGGCACATACGGCTCCAGTGCCTTATATGGAACGCCGCAGTCTATCAGAACAAATTCTTCCAAAATCGTGGCATTGCCGTCGCTTCCGGTGCTGATAATGTTGTACTTGACCATCAGAGTGCCGCCAAGTCAACAGCCGCTTTTACTTCATCTGCTTCCGGCTCCGGTAAATCCATAGTCTTGGCCGTCCGCTCGATTTTGGGCGGATTCTGCTCGCCGAGTCCATTCTGTCCGGCATCTGCGAAATCCGGCGTCTCCGGCAGAAGTCCGTCATCCGCACTGTTGGGAACCATCACTCGACCATCTCGTTCATAAGCGGTAGTCATTTCAACAGTCATGATTCCCCATTTGGAAATCAGCTGGCGCAGCATAGTCTTTTTTGCCATACTGTCAAAATCCCGGTACCAAAAGCTGGAATATTTCCACATATCTTCCTGCGGGATTTCACCATTCAGCAGCTTCTTATATGCGGCGGCGCTGAATGCCGGGGAGTACTTGTCCGCATGAGACATCATCTGGTCTGCCGTCCAGTACAGAGTTTTCTCGAAGCCATTGATATACTCAAAGTGGGCAATATAGCCCACAGTCGGCATTGCTGCACGCTTTTCAAAATCTTCGATGAAGTGCATTTCATGGAAACGCTCTTCAAAGGGATCCCAACCGCCCAGTTCCCCGGATTTGATTTCCAGGACATTCAGGCGCTTGTACTGGCCCGTTCTCAGAGCCAACTGGATGTATCCCTTGTAACCCAAAACGAATTGCGCCTTGAGACACGCCGGCTCAATCACATTACCCTGCCGGTCACGTTTTGCTTTGGATTTGAACGGCACCAAGTAGAACTGGCCCAACTGCGGGGAGGGCTGCAAGAGCAGGCTTTCGCCCAAAAGGGCACCCGCCAAAATAGTACCCGCATCGCACTCCTGCAAGGTAGGGTTAACTGCCACAGCAGAAGTGATATTTGCAGCGAATCGTGCCGCGCGTACCGGGTCGCCTAGGGTATTATTTATGAGGTTTTTGTATTTCTCGGTCTGCATTGCCTGAGAGAAGTACAATTTCTGCGGCTGCATAGCTTTAGCCATTATCGCTTACCTCCTCGTTCTCAATGCCGACGGAATCCATATGCTTCTGGATTTCGTCGATTTTTTCATTTACGAAAGACTTCAGCTCCCGGAGCTGGGTCAATGTACCGCGGCACTGGAATGTGCGGCCCATGAAAGCAAACTTGGCGGTCATGACCTGTTCCTTGCTCTCCTGCTGGGTCTCTTTGACCTCCTGCTCATCCATAACCGGAGGTTCGGTGCCCATGACCTGCGGCGCGGCCAGCTCTTCCTCCACCGCATCCAGCACTGCCGACTCGGCTTCCTGCGCACGGAGCTGGGCTTCAAGACGTTGTTTCCGTTCAGCTTCCTCGCGGGCCACACGGTCTTTGCGCTGACTCACACTGTTAATCGCGACGGCCAGATTGCGGCACTGCTTGTACTCGGCCATAACTTCCGGGGCATTCTCCATGCCATTGATGCAGTTCACATCAGCCACCACGCGGTCAACGTATTCCTTGACCTTGCTCTTCAAGGATTTCAGGCTCGCCGTCATGGTAACAGCAATACCGATGTCCTCATAGCTGACCCACTCGACCCCGTTTGCCTTGACCAGCTCGTCGAAGTAAGCAACCACTTTCTTCTCCTTGTCAGCTTTCAAGCCGGCTTCCACATCCGTGATTTTGCCTTTCAGCGCTTCATCCGCAGGGCCATAGACATCGGTGACGCACTCCTTGTAAACCTTGTCGAAATCCTCAAACGGCTGCATGATTTGATTTTTCACAACCATGCGCCGGGCATCCAGATCTTTGCGGTCGCGATTCAGCTTCGCCCGCTGCTCCTTTACGACCTTGAGCGTTTCTTCCGTGCAAACCAGCGCCAGCGCTTCCGCCACAGACGCCTGTGCCTGAGCCTTGATGCTGTGCAGCTGTTCCTTGATGACGGGAAGCTGCTGCACCACAATCAGCCTGTCGGCTAACATCGGCTCCTGCGTGGTTACGGCGGCAGTAAGTTCTTTTTCCATGTTGTACCTCCTAATTTTTGCATAGAAAAACGGCAGAAAGGATAGTCCTTTCTCGCCGCTTCGTACCTGTTGAAAAATTCAACCGAATATGCTACAATATGGTTGTGTGTGGTGGAGACCTGTATTTTCCGGCTTGATGTTCCTGCATCAAGCGCCAACGGAATGTGCGGGTCTCTATCCATTTGTAGCGCGCTGGCCGTTCTGGTCAGCGCTTTTTTCGTGTGCGGCGAGTATGTCATATACCGTGAGTTGGCCGATGATTTGGCGCTCAGCGGTGCTCTTAGGCTGTGTAGCGGTCTTTCCCTTGCGAGGTCTTGCGGGCGATTTCAGCTTCTTGCCGAACTCCTTGGCGTAACACTTTGCGCCGTACCCCGCTTCGATTGCCGCCGGATCTGTAATGACCCTGTGACACCGAGCGCATCTTACCATGCTTCTTTCCTCCGAAAATCATGAACATCTGGAATGCGTGCGTCAGCCGCACCGCCATGATGATTGCAATAATGACAAGCAGCCATTCGCCGCCGATTGCCCAGTAGCCACGCCAGCGGTAGGCGCTCGGCAACTGCCATATTGCCATCAGCCCTCCGGCTACGACCCCGGCCAGCGTGTCCAGCAGTCCTACGAGTACCCAATCAATCACGCTCAGCTTCTTTTCCCTGCGCTTCATTTGAGGTTTGCTCCTTTCATGTAGGTTTTGACCAGCGCCCATTCATGGGCATCCTTTGGCTTCCCCGCCATTGCATCCAGCGCTTCTTCGGTTCCGCACTGGTCACAAATCATGATGCCCGGAACCTGACGGGAAAGAGCGTTGCTGTGCAAGCGCATCTTCATGGTCAGCTTCCCGCACCGGGGACACGGGAGCACCTGCGCCATCTCAGCTGCGGCATCCTGCACATCGAGGTATGTAGCAAAGACTTCATCCAGCAGCTTCTTCTCCGCGTAATCCTGAATCATTTGCATCACCTTACGAAACATCCCTTTCTTCCTCCAAAAGGCCAACCATTGCGCTCCACACCTTGTCGGTGTAGGCCGTGCTGCGGGTTCCTGCATTCCAAGCCTTTTCTGCCCCGCTCTTCCCAAGGTTGTACGCCATCATAGTTCGGTTGATGTCTCCATCGTACAGGGCAAGATAGCTTCCGAGCATATAGCACCCAGCCTTGATGTTCTGGCAGGCATCCAGCAGATCCGTGACTCCCAGCTCATCTTTGAGCCATCCGGCATTGATGCTGTTGATCTGCATCAGACCATAATCCCCGGTTGAGCTGGTAGCGCTCACCGTATAGCCGCTCTCGACCTGCATGACGGCGTAGGCCAGCTCCAGCGGAACTTCGTATAAGTCGCACATCTCGGCTGTATACTGCTGTAAATCCGCATCCAGCGGCACATGGTATGTAATCGGCTCATAGGGAGCCGGGTCTCGCCGGATGCACTCGCCCTGCTCGATGTCAGCTTGCACAGGAATCATCGCTATCGGGAGCTGCGTTTCTTTCGGTTGGAAAGCGAACGCCGCGGCGATGCTTCCGATTACCAGTAGTTGCGCCGCCGCTGTTGCCACCAGCTGGATTATTGCCTTTCGCATCATCCTGAACCTCCGTAATGCCGAACCGCTCGAACGCATACCGCCGGGGCACTCTGCCTGGAAACGTAAGCAGACCCTTTGCTTCCAGCTCTTTGTTCATCTGCTGGATAAACTGATAGGCTCTGGATTTGCTGCATCCGACAATTTCCTGCACTTCGCTCGCGCCGATAAAGTACGATTCTTTCACGTCCGACGCCCTCCTTTTGAAAAACGCATATTGGCCATCGCCACGAACAGGTTGTTCATTCGATCCATGATCTCATCCCATTCAGCCTGTTCGTCCTCTTCGATTTTTCCATCTGCGACGATCTCTATCATCGCATCGCGCTTTACGATAAACCTCTGAACCGCCGCCAGAACGCTGAGAACAGCTTCCGGCAAGTCCTTTAACTGAATCTCCGGAACCACCCGCTTGCCCAGCTCTGAGGACCGGCGCAGATGCTGAACTGCAAGATACGGGGCTTGGTACACATCGCACATGGCGCTTGCCACGTCGCTGGGTACCGGGCGCTGGCTCTGCTCATAATCTCGCAGAGAATCAACTGACACGTTCAAAAGCTGTGCGGCTTTTTCCTGCGTCATTCCGGCAGATTTCCGCGCGTTTTTGTAGATATTTTGGCAATCAACCGCCATTTCGCACAACTCTCCTTTCTGGTAAACTTATGATGTAAGAAATCATGCCCGCAGGTTCAGGCAGGACTCAATCGCGGACTTGATGTTCGCAGACGGCACCATCGTACCATTGATGACCTGGCTGACGTGTGCGCGAGAGTACCCGATTTCTTTTGCCAGCTCGGTGACGCTCATATCGTCGCGCTCAACCATCGCTTTTTTGACTGACACGCACCACTCTGGCAGCGGAACTTTCTTCATGTTTTTTCTCCTTCCCGACAAAGATTTATCTAACAAATGTATTGAACACTTGTTTGATTTTTGATAGACTAAAAGGGCCAGTACCCACCATTCAACGCGTTCCCCCGCCTTTAAGCTGTTAAGCAGAAGCTCTTGGGGAGTAATCGCTTTACCTGCGCACCGCCGATTTGCAGTATCGGCGCTGCGCTTTGCAGCGATGCCTGTCATTAGGAGGAATCAACTTGCATGGTTTGTACTGCGTGGTACGTTGAAGCCCCTTTGCAGAGGGGCTTCGGGGAACGCGCTGAATGGAAAGCGCTGACCCTTTCAATCTGACATTTGTTTTGTACAAGTGTATTATAATCTTGCGATTGCAATATTTCAAGGCAAAATCATTGCGATTGCAAGGTTTTGTGAGGATACACAAAATGCCGACCCAAAATTTGTATGATTCTATAACCCTTGCAGAAAACATCAAGCTTCAAGCAAAAGCTCGCAATGTCCAGCTGAAAGATATGTTTGCCGAACTCGGAATGAGCAAAGGCACCCTTTCCAACTTACGCACTGGCCGCATGATGGCGGCTGATAGCCTTGCCCGCATCTCTGACTACCTCGACTGCTCCATGGACTTCCTCATGGGGCGCACTGTTGACCCCGCCGTGAAACGGATGAATCTGACAGATGATGAACGCCAAAAGGTTACAGATTATCTTCAGTTCATTCTGAGTCAGCGGAAATAGTTCTCAGAGCTGCTCAGATGGCTCTATTTTGCGTTTTTGATTCTTCCGCAAGGAATTTGTCGTTTGATGCAAAATGCGGCTCAAATCGCCTCTTTGAGCGATTGTGCTCATTCGTCGATTACGAAGTGCGCGCCCTCGGTGATAAGCACCGTGCCGTGATGCTCGTCATTGACGATGGTGTTCCGTTTGCCGATGTACTCTGCCGGAAGCTCACCGCTCTTCACCCGCTCAAGGTTGAGCGGCGTCGGCTCCCAGCGGCCCTTGTAGGCCTCCGGGATCTTGCGCCACTCCGCTTTTGTGTAGTGGCGCATCAGGTCTGCCCCCATTCCTCTCCGCTCAGCAGCTTCCAACCGTAGGCATCGCAGAACCACCAGCCGGAGGATTCCCCATCGGCGAGGTAAATGATGTCCGACACGCTCAAGCTGTGGCCCTCGAAGCCTGTGGGCCTGTCTATGTTGAATCTGCGGAACAGGCCATCAAGCGTCTGCTGTGCGTCCTTTCGGGTTTCCACATTACCCTCGTACACCAGACGGTAGTTCTCCCGGTGGATGCCGCCCAGCTGTGCGGCCTGATCGGACGCCATGAATCGCAGTTTTGCCTGATCCATGGTGTCCTCTTTCAGCTGGTAGATTTCATACTTCATGTGAATCTTCCTTTCCTTGATTTGCGAACGCCATCAAGTGTCTAACAAGCAATTTCCGGGTGGACGTGCCTTTTACGCAGGATGTTGACCTGCTACCCAGAACCATAAAACGGACACGCTCATGGTGTCATGGCTCCCGCGACGCCCATTGGGCGTTTCGGCCTGTGCCGGAGGCCATCGTCAGGCGGGTTATGCTTTGCGGAGTTCTGCGTACTTGTAGAACAGGTCTTGAACATAGATTCTGTGAATAGTTGAGCAGAACCGTATCTCAAAATTCCGGCCAAGGCGGATGGGCGGAATCCAGTGCGCCATCGCAACCGCCTTAGCATCATAATCTTCCGGATTGCACTTGATTGTAGCTGCCAGTACCCGCATCACTCGTGCGACGCCGTATTTCTGTACCATGTCGTTCACATTTAGGCGAGTCATCTCATCAGCAAGTGCCTCCAGTTTATCTCGCTCCGCGAACCACTCTGCCCGATTCTCGGTTGGAATAGTTCTTAGTTGTCTCATAAGTTCCTTGTCGAACATCTCTCAATCCTCCTCAACGACCCATCCGGCACAATAGCCGGGATTGCGAAGCCTTGCTTTCTTCAAGGCTTCATCGAATGACCGGGCGTGAACCCGGATGGGCGGCAGATTCCCGCCTACCATCTCCCATGTGTCCATCGGTGCTACAAACTTCATCGTGTGGCCCTCCCTCAGTCCCGGCCATCCCGCCGGATTCTCAAAATCTGGTCGTTGTCCCCGAAGCTCCGCTCTTGCAGGTTCTCGATGTCGTAAATCAGGAATGCAAGAATCAGCGCTTCCCGTGTGCAGTACTTCCGCTCCCGAAATGTGTACGGCGTCTTGGCCTTTAACAGCCGCTCCGCTACATCGTCCACAATGTCCAGCGTGGTGCTGTAGGTCTGCGGAGCCGCTGGACCGCGGCCATGCGAGGTGTACTCAACAAGAAGTCTCATTCGTCCTCGTCCTCCTCTCCCTCGGCAACGCTGTCCATCTGGACACTCCCGTAGGTGTAGCCGTTGTCGTTGCGGATGTAGACGGGCTGGTCTTCGTCGTACTGGCTCAGGATGTCAATCAACTCCCCCACCGTCATGGTGCCGTGGCACTGGCTGGGCGAATACCCATCCCGGCGGCTGTCAATGTAAACATTCGTCATAGCTCAAGCCTCCTTCCGAACATCCAGCAGTTCCATGCTGCCGTAAACACAGTGCTCGGTGATTTCCCGCGCTCTCTTGCGAGCGGACGCAATGGACACAGCCGTAATCTTGCGGGTGGTCTCGTAACCACCGCTCTTGAACTGGGGGTTGTGGCGGAAATAGGTTGCGATGTAAGACTTCATGTTCATAGCTCAGACCTCCTTGACTTCAACCGTCTTGATGCTACCGCTGACGTACTCCCGACCACGGATGCACTCACAGGCATTGCACAGGCGCGCTGCCTTGTTCTTGAGAATGAGCACCTTGGTCTTGGGGAGCTTTGCCGGGGCGTTGAATGCTGCATCGAGCATCTCTGCCCGCTCGTCATCGACCATGACGGTCATGCAGGCTTCGCCCTGCTCACCATCCATCCAGCTATCGTAGGTAAAAGTGATGTTCTTCATGATGTTGTCCTTTCTATCTAACAAATGTTTCATTCATTTGTTGGATATATTATAATCACTTTATCCGGTGAATTTCAAGACGCAAATCACTTTTTCCGGTGAATTTGTTACTTTGCACAGTTTAAGGAGGTGTTTTTGTGTACGATGCGCAAAAAATTGCAAAACGCATCAAAGAGCGCAGTCGCCAGCAAGGAATAAAGCTCGGTGATCTGCTGGCCAGCTTAGGTATGGGCATCAACACGGTGTCTCATATGGCTAAGGGGCAAGAAATCTCATACCTTGCGTTTGCTCAGATTGCCGATGCGCTCTCCTGCTCTGTTGACTACCTGCTTGGCCGCACGGACGACCCCGTTCTTCATCAGTTGGATTCGTCGTCGTCGGCTATGTAACGCGCGCGCCCGCGCGTGATGATGACGAAGTCATCTAATCTTATTCTTAATCTTATTCTTAATCTTGGGCGTTCTGGGTTTCGTTGGGTTTTGCTGGGTTTTCTCTGAAACCAAAAATAACCCAGTGGGTTTTCACAATTTCTTAACATTTAATAAAATTACACGTTCTTGCATCCTTTTATTTTGACGAGGATTTCAAGTTTGCATCTTAGGATTTGAGTTTTGACCCTCAAATTTCACCCTTATTTTGAATTTTAACTGTTCTGACTTCACTTTTTCAGAAACCCAAGAAAACCCAAAGAACCGAGAATAACCTAACGTAACCTAGAAAACCCAGTGGGTTTTCATAATTTCTTAATATTTAAGAAAAGCGGGGCCATCAAGCCCCGCCAGAAACCACCTTGGAAATGACCAGCCGCCCTGCGAAGTACTTAAACTTCTCCGGCGAATGGAATAGCTTCTCAAAATATGCTGCATCCTCTTCCCGCAGATCCGTGAAGTCCTCTGCCGAGAGCCCAACTACCAAGAACGTGCCGGCAATGATGTCGTAGGGCTTACCGTTTTGGTATAAGGCTCTGTTCAGTTCAAGCCCGCAGCACTTGCCCTCCTCATTGCAGACCAGGCCCACCGGGCGGTGCGGATCCGGGTAGACCACCTGAATGTAGCCGCCCACGGCGTCTTGCAGGGTTGCAAGCTCGTTGTGAATATCAATGCGTTCCGGGGCCTTTCCCGGCTCAATCTTCAGCGCTTTCATGATTCAAATCTCCTTTCCGGCCGACAGCGGCTCACCATTCCATGCAACACAGAACGGGTACGAATCCACCTCTGTGCTGCGGAGCCAGCCGCCCTGCACGGCCATCATCACTTCGACCCGGTACGCTTGCCGGGTGCGGCTCCCCTTGACGCCTTTATACAGCGCCCCGCCGTGAGACTTCTTGAAAGCCTTGGCTTCCTCTTCGGTTTTGAAAAACTTGTTGCAATACATAAGTCAAACCTCCTTGTTGTTGAGCTGATAGGCTTTACCGCGGTATTCGATGATATAGCTATGGTCAGGTGTGCGGAACACAGCAATGCGCTTCTTGTCCACATTTTTGACGGCCAGTTTTCGGCAAATGAACGGCACCACAATCTTGATGGTTTCGGCGCTGGTCAAATCCTTTCGGTCACGGTTTGGCCGCAGGGAGTAGCGATAAAGGCGCTTCTTGCTGACGGCTTCTGCGTCCGCTTCTGTCCCGAAGTACGGCTCTGTATCACCGATACCACTGACGTCATAGAAACGCTGGGCGCTGACTCTCTCAAGCCGTTTGAGCCAGATTGTCCGGCTGCTCTTAGGGGCATTGGGTTCTACGCCCTCTTCTTCCCGTACCCGCCCAACAATCAGCTCAACGCCTTTCTTGTCCCACCCCTCCGAGAAACGGTCAAGAACCACGCAGATGATTTCGACGCCATTGGTCAAGTCCGCCTTGCCAAGCTCACCTTGGCTTCCGGGCATTGTCGAGGTGTTGAAGTAATACCCCTGCGCCAAGTACTTGTTCACCTCTGTCGTGAACATCTTGTTGATGTCTGAATACTTCATGGCCATTCCCCTTATCTAACAATCGTATAACCAGCGTACTTGAAGTTGTTCACGAGCTCCGCCGCCTTTGCCAGATGCTCAGCGAGTTCTGCGGCCCGTGCTGCATCCATTGTTGCCCAGTCCATCGAAATGGTGATTTTAACTTTTTCGCCAAACACCAAGCGGATTTCAATGGCTTCATCCAGCTCTGCAACTTGCCCTGTCAGCTCCCGCATTGCTTTGCTGAGCACTTTGTACGTTACTATTTTCATATTTTTCGGCCTCCGTTGTTGTTCATGCAGTCCAACAAATGTTTGACTGTGATTATATAATAATCCAACACCTGTTAGACGACAAGACCGCAAATCTAACAAGTGTTGGATTTCAGCGTATTACACAAGATTTCAGAAAGAAAGCTGGTAAAAAGGATGACGATTACTGTCCAACGCATTGTCGATTTGATGGAACATTACGGTTCATCGGGCGCTTTTATGTCGCGCCTGTGCGGGAAAAGCAGAACCCTTGTTGCGAGCTGGCAAGCGGGAAAATCTGTTCCTACCGCTTCGGACATCGCCACTATTGCCGCCCGCTATGGCGTGTCTGAAGCCTATCTCCGGGGAGAGGTAGATTTCCCGGAGTCGAATCTTTCCGCTTTGCAGAGGCGGCTCATGGACTCCACGCACGATCTGACAGATGATGAAATGCGAAAGGTAATAGAGTACGTCCGCTTCGTCAAATTCCTGCGCGAATAACAAAAGGACAGGCTCCCAAAGAGGGCCTGTCCGCGCCATCGGTGCTCGTTACTGCTGTTTCAGCGTTTCGATGTACTCAAGCACCCGCTTGACCTGTTCCGGGGTTAAATCCTTGATTTCTTCCCGAAGAACATCATCAAGCACATTTCCATGTCTGGAGCGCTCATCCGATGCAGGCATCTTCTCACTCCTTCCCGGCGCAAGCACGCCATTGGAAAGAGTAAGACAGCTTACAAGCAGATTCCAGCCATCTACCGAAATCCGTGAATAAATAACAGAAAGGGTTGTGAGGTTATGGGATTCAGATACAGAAAAAGTATTCGTCTTGGCGGCGGCTTCCGCATCAATATTTCAGGAAGTGGAGTTGGGTATTCGTGGGGCGTTCCCGGATACCGAATAACCAAAACGGCCAACGGAAAAATCAGGCAAACGGCATCCATCCCCGGAACCGGAATCAGCTATGTTTCAGAGGAATCTATCCGCAGCGCCGAGACTTTAAGTTCTTCTACGCAGCCTCCAGCATTTGAAACGGAGGTCATACAGTCCACTGACCGGAACAGCTACAAGGACGCCGATTTTGCGGCGCTTATGAAACAAATCCGCTTAGTCCGTTTTCTCAACAAAGCGTTCTTTATAATCGGCACTGTCAGCCTTTTGGCTTTCATCGTTCTTCACACTCCGCAGCGGCTCCTGTTGACAATCCTTTCTTTTGCTGCGTTTTTGTTCGTCCACTATAGAACCAAAGTAAATTTGGAATACGATTTCTCCGATGAACAACGTGCCGCTTATGAGGACTGGTATCACGCATGGCGAAAGCTATTCGCTTGCGATGCCGCATGGTATGTCACGGAGATAGAAAAGGGACACAACACTAAAACAAATGCAGGCGCCAGCGAAGTAACTCTCCCCAAAAAGCTCCTTGGAATGCCGAAGCTTCCCTATTACCTCAGCACCAATGTTCCATACTTTTCTGCAGCTCTGTCAAAAAAGGAATCGTTCTATATTCTTCCCGATAATATATTCTATCTTCATGACGGAAAGTTGAGCGCCTACGATGCAGACGAAGTCAATTACCGCGCCGACATCGTTCATCCCATCATGGACTCAACGGAAATGGAAATCCCGGCGGACGCTAAGATTGTCGGCAAAACATGGCTCAAGGTAAATGCGGACGGATCCCGTGACAAGCGTTATAAAAACAATCACCAGTGCTCCATCTGTGAATGTGGCAGGCTTCGCGTTTCTTCTCCTGCCGGCTTGAACCTGTGTCTCATGCTTAGCAATTCGGAGCATATCGACGATTTCAATTCTATCATCGCCAAATAAAAAAGACCCCGGCCATTATAAAAATGGTCGGGGATTTCTAAACACGTCAGGAGGTATATTCTAATGCCCTGCTATAAGGATGAAAAAACTGGCACATGGTACTGCCAATTTCGCTACGCTGATTTCACCGGAAAAAGAAAACAGAAGCGCAAACGCGGCTTCAAAACCAAACGTGAAGCGCAGGAGTGGGAGCGCGAATTCCATCTGCAAAAGGCCAAGAGCTGTGATATGACTCTTGCCAGCTTCGTGGAGCTATATTTCGATGACCGGGAGCACCATGTCCGCGACACCACAATGGACACTAAGCGAAATATTTTTGACACCAAAATCGTTCCGCTTCTCGGAAACCGGAAAATGAACGAGATTACTGCTCTTGATATTCGAGATTGGCAGCAGCGAATCAAAGAAATGGGCGAAGCCACTGGCCTCCCCTATTCGGAAACATACCTCTACACCATTCACGCACAGTTGACCGCGCTCTTCAACTATGCCCAGACGTTCTACGGCCTGCGTCTCAATCCGTGCGATGCCTCTGGCTACATGGGTTCCTCCGTCGCCGGGGAAATGCTTATCATCACGAAAGACCAGTATGAGCTTTTGCGGAAAGAATTCCGCAATGAGGCCTATCTTCTGGCATTTGATATTCTATTCTGGACGGGATGCCGCGAGGGTGAGATGCTGGCGCTGTTGCCCAAAGACCTGACCGATGATGACCAGTTGCGCATCTACAAGACTTACCACAGAAAAAAAGGGCAGGACATCTTCGGCCCCACCAAGAACAGCAAAAAAGGAGGCAACCGAAATGTACCTATTCCACATTGGTTGGCCGAAGAGTTCCGCACCTACTGTTCCCGGCTCTACGGGCTGACCCCGGACGACCGCGTGTTCTACATGACGTGCACAGCACTCAACAAAGAACTGACCCGCTGCACCCAGCTAACCTATCTGCCAGACATTCGCGTCCATGATCTTCGACACAGCCACGTTTCTCTCTGTATCGAACTTGGGTACTCTATTGTTCTGGTAGCCAAGCGAATCGGCGATACTGTTCCCGTCGTCATGCGGACCTATGCCCATTTGTACCCCAACAAGCAGCAGGAGCTTGTGTCGAAGCTGGAGGCCATCGGCTCCCCCACTTCTAACAACGATGACTCTGATTTGATGTCACTCGGCTAGGCCGAAAACAGGTGATGTCGCGGCCCGTCTTGTGATGTCGCGATGTCAGAAAAGCCCCGGAAAGTTTCGATTTCTCGTTACTTTCCAGGGCTTTCAAATTATTCTTCGATAATAAACCGTACTACCATTTCCCGGCGCGTCCAGCAGGTGCTTTTTGCCGCAGGTGATGTCAAAGTGATGTCATTCTTCCGAAATTCATCATTTTTCAGTCGTAGACACGTTTTATTTTCTCGTATTCCATTATTCGAGCTCGGTAAGTCTTAATTGCTACTAAGCAAATTTGTTTAGTGTATCTATCT